CGTTTTAAGGGGTAAGGTATGGTGATAGTATGTGATAGGTATGTTACTATAGTTGGTTGATAGGGCTGACGTTAACGTAAAGATAGGCGTATACCGATGGGTTGACGTTAACGTAAAGCGGGCCTACTAGATCCCCTATCGAAACGGAGAACATTTTTCTAGAAAAGTATTAAAGTTTATACTTGAAACAACACAAAACTCCTAGTACAGTATTAAACCATGATTGATACAACAATAGATTGCACATTACTAATATCGTTACTGACAGCCATCTTAGCAGGACTGAAGATAGCTAACGTCTTAAGCCTCAGCTGGTTGTGGGTATTATCACCACTCTGGATCTTGCCGGTAGCCGCTATAACTCTGTGGGCGTTTGCTATAACAACAATATTCCTGGTGACACTCATCATATGCCTGGTGGATAGATGATCTGTTACAGATGCAATAAGCCGGTTAAACACCCCATAACTCTAGTCAGCAACTTCGACAAGAATTTTAAAAGACTATTTCATAGAGGTTGTGCAGAAGAAGCACTTAGGTCAGAAGCAAAACTCTGGAGGAGACAAGATGAAAGTAGAAAGTAGCTCAATAGGATTTGGAGGATTACTCACACTTCTGTTCATAGGATTAAAACTCACAGGATATATAACCTGGAGCTGGTGGTGGGTGTTGTCTCCAACATTGATATCGCTGTGCCTAGGAATTTTTATTGTCGGATTCTGTCTGATCATGCACTTTGTGAGTGAGGCAAGCAAATGACCCACACAGTACTCAAGAACTCAGATCTCAAAGCCATGTGCGCCAAAGACCCAATGATCGCCAGGAACCTTGAATACGTACTCAGCAGGTACGCCTACCACAGATTGACAACTGGCAAGGACCCTGACGCTAAATACTATGTTTGTAACCAGGATGAACCTTATGCTGACCAGGTACTGGCAGTTATACTGGAGAATCAATGAGCCACGAAGATGCTATGAATCATGAAGATGCTGTAAGGAAAAGAATTGTAATTGACGGAGAGAACTTCTACATCACAATGGGAAAGAGGTTTGTTACGGCAACCATTTCCCATGAAAATCGAAGTGAAAATGAAAAAACAAGAAGAGTTGTTGACAGCATTTGTGATGCTATTACAGAAATACTAATAGAGGCGCAGGAGAAAAATGAAAACAATACCTGAGTTAGGCGGTAGATATGAAATAACTGAGTCAGGAGAGGTATATAGTATAATATCCAAAAAATTTTTAAAGCCACAAATAATAAAAGGATATAAATCAATAGTTCTCAGGGTGGGAGGAAAACATAAAAGATTTCAAATAAATAGGCTTGTGTTTTCAGCATTTCATGGGCCAATCAAAGAAGGTCAACAAGTAGGACACCTTGATGGAAATAGAATAAACAACCACTTCTCAAACCTTAGAGCAATGAGCCAGTTATGTAACGAAGCATTCAAAATAGACCACGGAACACTAATATCTGGAGAGGATTGCCACACATCTAAAATAACAGAAAAAGACGCTGTAGAAATTGTAAAGTTGCGTGAAGGAGGAATGCAGTTCAAAGACATAGTGAAAAGATTTCCTGTAAACATACAAACAGCAAGTAGAATTTGCTCAGGTTTAATATGGAGAGAAGTAACTGGTTTAGAATATAAAAGAAATAGGAAGAACTTAACAAAAGAAGAATGGGAGGAAGTGTACAATCTTTACTTAAAAGGTAGTAGAAAAGATTTTCTCTGTAAAAAATTTAACAGATCTAAGACAAGTATAAACCACATAATAAGAAGTTTATCATAGAGGAATTAAATGGAAGAGATTAAAGAGTTAGCAACACAAGAGTGTACCTGTAAAAATGAATGCCTCTGTAAATCCTGTAAGGCAAGGCAATTCATAAAACTCATAGAAGAGGACGCCAAAGAATTTTTGGAGGAAGTGAATGGAAGAGGATGAGGAGCCGGTGCTCATGTACTGCATAATCTGCCACCAGCCAATGAGCATGGGCATAGCCAGGGACTTCAACGTCTCTTTTACTGAGCCTCTGGTTTGTATGGAGTGTGCGGAAGAGATTAGAGCAACTGTGACTATTTTGAATGGAGGGTTCTGGTGAGCCTTATAGAGATCCTCGGCCTCATTATCATCGTAGCAGTCCTACTACCACACCCAATAGAATACCTCTGGAGGAAGCTCATATGCTACTTGCAGCTGCATTTATAGGAATTCTTTTGGGCGGCTATGGCTTAACCACAGTACACAAGACTGAAGCAATCATATTACTCAACTTAGCCTTCATGTGTCTCATAGAGCAAATCTTAAGGAGCAAACTGGATGAATAAATACATCACGGAAGTACTTGAAAGTTTTGCCTTTGATATTCTGGACAGAAGTATTAATCTTCCAGTGGCTATAGACAAGACAGCCTGTATATTGACTGCCTTTATGGAAGGTCAGTTACTGGAGGCCAGACGAAGTGATAAAGCTATAGATGACTATCTGGAGTGGAAAGGCCAGAATGAACACATAGACTAATATTTAGTAAGGAAAATTAGCAAATGAGTAAATACGTCAAAGTCAATTCAGCATACTTCATAGACCGTCAGATCATTGAGAAATTCGCTGAAGGTCTTGTGACTAAAGACTTCACGCTCATTGAAGAGGCAGCGGCTGAGGCAAATGACAGGCTGAATGGGCTATGCTTCTGTTCAGCCTGGAGTGAGAGTGAATGTGTTTGTGGAGCCTGGGAGAAATAAATGAAACCATCTAGAGTCATCTGTCTCTGCAACTTGGCCAAAGAAGACTGCGATAAGATCTGCCCAAGGGGTAGGAGGCTGAAGCCTGTGAAGACTTATAATTGGCCTCGCTGGCGTTATACTAAATGATGGAAGGATGCGCTAATGGTAGGCGAGCAGTCTTGAAAACTGTGCCGGGGTTAAACCTGTGGGAGTTCGACTCTCCCTCCTTCCTCCAAAATCACAATGACCAATATAATGTACATAAACACCCATTATGGACAGTAAAGTAACCATATGATGACAACTACCTATTACGATGCTACAGACTATTACGAAGATACCTATAAGCCGCCTGACAGGTATTCAAGCATAGTGTACATAGCACCAGAATATTATCCACCAAAGAAGAAAAAGAAAAGAAACCCAAGACCAAACAACATTGGTTTAGACGGAAAATTCAGGAGAGGTAAATGAAAAAAACAGCAACATTAATAAAAACCAAGTACAAGCAGCAGGACATTGCTGAAAAGCTTGGTGTCAGCCAGCCAACAGTCTCAAACTGGCTGGGCAAGCGTGCTAAACCTATGGGGCTGGCTAAGAAAGCTTTGGAAGAACATTATCCAGACCTGGCTAGAGAGATTGAGGCTGTATGGAAGAACTAATAGACACCAGGATCTCAGTCTCAAGGGAGTTGAAAGAGCATTACGACAAGATCATTGAGAAAAGAGACTCTATTCTAGAGGATTCTGGCTCGGAAAACAAGGATCTCATCGGAATTCTCAATGCTACAACGTCAATCATCAAAGAATTGTCTAAGATTCAGCAAGAATTGTACAATTCTGAGAAGTTTGCGGTGTTGCAGCAGGTGATTGTGAATGTTTTGAAGGAGTGTGATCAGGAAGTGGCCGATAAAGTGGTGAAAGCCTTAGAGAGACGATATGCGACAATTATATGAAAGCTTTCTGATCTCTTTGAAGGCGCAGATCTCAGCCGACAGCCTCAATTACGCCAAGTTTATGACTGAGGAGACCTTCATAAACGGTAAACCATTTTCATTTGAAGGTCACGATTTTCAACGCTACTGCACGGACTTAGTTCAAAACAACCCAGGATGTACTTTTGCTATTACCAAACCATCCCAGATAGGTATGAGTGAGTGGGTTTACAGGATAATAGTAACGAAGATGGCCGTTATGCCAGGAAGTTCTGTAGTATTATCGATGCCCTCTTTGCAGTTTTCGCAGGAAATTTTCAAGGTACGTCTTGCTTCAGTTATCCAAGAATCTCCTGTTTTACGAGGTTTGATAGATAGAAATAACGATTCTGCGTCTGTAAAAATGTTTGTCAATGGCAGTATTGCCTATGGTCTATCTGGCTCTGACAACTCTAAGTCCTCGTTATTAAACAGAAGTGTGATGAGTATCGTGATCGATGAAGTTGATAGGCAATCGCGAAAAGTATACACTGGATACAGATCAAGACAGACTCACATAGCACCAAAGGATAGGTGCACCATTATGATCTCAACGCCTACGGTAGCTAACTTCGGTATTGATCGTGAGGTAAGTGAGTGCGGCGTGATCCACGAGCCGTTGGTTAAGTGTGACAAGTGTGGGAACACTTTCTTACCCGACTACTACGAAGATATAGTTATACCTGACTACAAAGAATCACTACTGCTCATCACCAAATCAAACATATCAGGTTTAAGAGTTGATGATGCTTACCTCAGATGTCCAGAATGTAAAGGCAGAGCAGATAAAAGAAATGGACACAGAGAAATTATCTGGAATATAACTGAAAATGGTAATTTCCCAAAAACAAGTATAGGTGTACGGCTAAATCCTTGGGTGGCTTTCTCCTTTATATCACTACCAGACCTAATAAGAGCTTCAGTAACATTCACTTCATACACTGAGTTCCTACAGCAAGCCCTTGGAAAGACAGCTCTTTTAAGTGATTCAGCATTGGACAGATCTGTATTTACCTTTGACAGCAGACCAAAACCAGAAGGAATACATGTCTTTGGCCTGGATATGGGGAAGCAGTGTAGCTGGATGCAAGGTGTACTACAACATGATACTACAGTCAGGATAACTGAGTCAAAACTCGTTTTATTAAATGAGTTGGAAGAGTTCTTAGCTCAAAAACATAAAGACTTCCAGTTCTCTTGTGGGGTAATGGATCAGCAACCTTTTGCTGACATGTCTTACAGGCTAGTAAGAAAATACCCAAGACTCTATAGCTGCATCTATATAAACCCAGCCACGCCAATACCAGAGTTATACAAATTAAAAATCAACGACAGATTTGGCGAGTTAATTAGGCAAGTTGCGTTGAATAAGACACTTGGATTTGATACTTTCTTCGATATGTTACAAAATCAAGTCAGCTTCCAGACATCTGAATTAGACGGGACTATCCTTATGCACTTTCTGTCTCTTAGGAAAGTCAGAGACTACACCAGAGGAGACGACCTTAACTACGCCTGGGTAAAGACCAGCAGAGAGGACCACTTTGCACACTCATATATATATCTTATGACAGCCGCTAAGTTGGCCATCTCAGGAGCTAATAGTGCTTTTGGGGCTATTCCGCTGTGCATTGGTAAGATGAATGTTGACCAAGCTCGTGAGAAATTAAGAAAAAGATATTGACTTGAAGCCATAGTTAAAGTATTATTTTATATGAGGTGTTTAATACTTACTATAAGATAAATTTAACTATCCGGTGATTTATGGAAAAGAGTCTGGTTGGTAGGAAGTTTAATAGATTAACAGTTACTAAATTCCACCATAGAAACAAATGGGGTGTTAAGTACTGGGAGTGTCTTTGTGATTGTGGTAAAGAAAAGGTAGTAGCTGGAGCTAACCTGTACAGTGGAAACACAAAATCATGCGGATGTTATAAATCAGAAAAAAGTAGGGAGAGGTTGAGAGATATTACTGGTCAACAATTTGGGAGGTTAGTAGCTGTACGGAGAGAAGGGACAGATAAGGTAGGTCATGCCAAGTGGAGATGTAAGTGTGAGTGTGGAGAAGAGATAATAGTACTAGGCACTAATCTAGTTGAAGGTATTACAAAATCTTGTGGGTGCTACTCAGCGGAGATGCGCCACACTTTTCACCACATACATGGCAAGTCTCACACTAAGTTATGGAATCTACACCAGCAAATAATAGCTAGGTGTAAGAATGAGAACTCCCCTAACTGGCCCCATTACGGTGGAAGAGGTATTAGCGTATGTGATGAGTGGAAAGACTCCTTTGAGGTTTTTTACGAGTGGGCTAAGGACAAATATAAACCAGGGTTAGAGATAGATAGAGAAGACAATGATGGTAACTACTGTCCGGAAAATTGCAGATTTGTTGGTAAGTCACTGAACATTATCAACAGGAGGAAGCAGAGTAACAATGCTTCTGGATATATAGGTGTTTGCTTTCATAGACAGCAAAAGAACTGGATTTCTTACATAGGGTATGAGGTCATGAGTAAGAAGCAGATTCTACTAGGCCACTTTCCAGACAAACACTCTGCTGTAGAAGCCAGAAATGCTTTCATCAAAGAACACAACCTCCCTCATAAGATCCAAGAAGTAGACTTAAGTATTTAGTTGACTTGTTTCATCCTATTATCTAGTATAGTAGGATGAAATTCTTTAATTGGCTTAAGCCTAAAGCAGCTACCTCAGCACTGCCTGATGTATTACCTCCTAAAGTACCAGCGAGTAAAGGCGTTACGCTGCCATTCCTAGGGAAAGAAAAAAATTCCAAAATATCTAATAATGCCACAAACATAACTAGCTTGGTTCTGTCTGATTTCAGTAGAACTTCAGCTACTATGAATGAGACTATCAAGAAGATATGCCTTGCCTCCTCAGACTTGAGCTATGCTTTAGAATGTAAGCTGAAGGCTACAATCTCTGAAAAATTTACCGTAATAGCCTACAACGAGTTGGGTGTAGTAGATGAGCCTGCCACAAGATTGGCTCAAGCCTTTGTAATGAGGCTCAATTACGGTAGTCACGACTATACAAGATTTACCAAGACCTCAGACATAAGATCTCTTGCTGCTTCATGTCTTATGGACAGTATGCGTTATGGTTCTATGGCCATGGAGCTTGTTCTAGGTAGTACTAGATTGCCAGCTTATTTTCGGGCCTTGCCATCTAGACTACTTTCATTCGCTGATAACACCCCTGATACATACCCCATTTACAAAGACCCTGTAGTTGGGGACATTCCGTTGAATTACCCAACCATATTCTATAGTGTATCATCCCAGGACCAAGAGTCTGCCTATGCTGATTCGCCTATACAGAGTGCTATCCAAGCAGCTCTGTGGGATGCAGATTTTGCGGATATGCTTAGGAGAGCAGCTGGGAAGAATCTTCTAGCTCGTCTCAAGGTAACAATAGACTCGGAGAAGTACTTAAAAACACTGCCTTTTGAGGTGACTTCTGATTCTGGTAAGCTCAAAGAACATATGGACAGCACCATTGCTGCCTTAGAGAGCCAGTTAGCTAATTTAGACCCATCAGATACATTGGTTATCTTCGATGTCTTGGCTGCTGAGACCATTGCTGATTCCAACAACTCTTCGGATAGATCAATTGAAGTTCTCCAGGGATTGATCAACGGCAAACTCAGTGCTGGAGCAAAAATCCTCCCATCAGTTATCGGTAGAGGTGAAAGCTCAAATGCTGCCTCATCGGAGGCTTTATTGTTCGTCAAGGCGATTGGGTCTGTACAACACGAATTTAATCTGTTTTTTAGTCATGGTCTTACACTGGCACTCAGGCTCATGGGACACGATGTTAATGTAGTTTTTAAATTCTCAGACGTTAACCTCCGCCCAGAGCTGGAACTTGCCAGTTTCAGATCAATCGTCCAAGCCACTGAACTGGAACTTCTCAGTCTTGGTATGTCAAGTGACTTGGAAACAATCATAAAGCTTACTGGCACACTTCCACCGTCCAACTACAAACCCCTCAGTGGCACCGGCTTCTACAAAAAAGCCGCCGACACCAAAAGTTCAAACGACTACTCAAACACCTCAGTAGACACCACCTCCGGTAAGACAGATAGTACACAGAGCCAAAAGGACCAAGAGAAATAACATGGACTATAATATACTTGCTGTAGCCAGTTCACATGAGGATTCTTTCGCAAATATACAAGCTAGTATTAATACTAAAATCATGTCTTTGACTCCAGAGATGCTTTCCTCAGAACAGGAAGAAGAACAATCCCACCTCTTGGCCATCAACGGTAACGTAGCTGTGATTGATATCTCAGGTGTCTTGACTGAAAGATATTCCTTCTGGAACAGATATTTTGGAGCAGTTTCCTACCCTGAAATTAAGGAGGCTACTCAGCAGGCAGTAGAAAAAGGTGTTGGCTGTATAGTTTATAATTATAGCACTCCAGGAGGTTCAGTTAGAGGCATGCATGACTGTGCCAGCATGATATCCAGCCTGAAGATTCCAACAATATCTTTTACAGGTTCCATGATGTGTTCAGCAGGTTATTTTTTAGGTTGTCAAGGCAAGCATGTCTACTCCGATTCTTTTGCTGAAGTAGGGTCTGTAGGAGTAGTTATCAAGATAACAGAGCGTAGTAAATACATGAAAGACCTTGGAATCAAACCAGAACGTTTCCGCTCTGGTGATCTTAAAGCCTCCGGTGATCCTGACTTTGCTCTAACTGATAAGGAGCGAACTCATATCACCGAGCAGGTAAATACATATGCCAGCAAGTTTTACAATATAGTCTCTGACGCTAGGGGAATCCCACTGCCAATCCTAGAAAAAACCGGGATCACTTCAGGTAGAACTTTCATCGGTGAAGAAGCCCTGAAGGTCAACCTCGTTGATGGGATGAAATCATTTGACCAGGTAATACTAAAAGCTTATGGGTTGGCTAAAAATTACATTGACAAAAATAAGCCTAACGGTTTAAGCTACGTAAGAAATTAATTTAACTGGAGTGTAACACTATGAAAAAGAAGATTCTGTCTGAAGCTGCACTTCAGGCTATGATGGCTACCGATGAGTCGGTAGAGCAGCCTACAGCCGAACAACTGGCTGAGATGGAGGCTACTACTGAAGTAACTCCTGAAGCCGTCGAAGACGACAAAGAAGAAGACAACTGCGAAGAAGAAACAGCTAAGGTCATCCTTGATCTGGAAGCTGCTCAGGCTGCTAATGCTGATCTCGCTGGAAAATTGGCCGAAGCTGAAGCCAAGGCCAGCCAGATTGAAGTTGGTGCTGAGGCTCTGAAGACCATTGTTGCCGGTCAGGTTTCCAAGATGCGGATTGGTCTTCGCTTTGCCGCTGTTGATATGAGTAAATTCAGTATTGATGCTCTGGTAACTGAGTATGAAAATACTGCTGAGAGCTTCATGAAAGCTCTGCCGGTGGGTTCTGTTGTTCCTGAGCCTAAGGTGGAGAACAAACAAGAAAAAGCTGTTAACTCAAGTGTAGAGGCATCTGCCTACAAGTCGCTTGGATTTTAAAAGGAGTAATACGAAATGTCAGCAACACAAAAAGTGAATGTAGGAACCAACCGAGTAGTAATGTTCAAGGTTGATGGTGCCATTACGGACGCCGATGTCAACAAGCCGGTTAAGCTAAGTGCCACGGACCTTTTGGCCTTGTGTGCAGACGGCGACCAGATCTACGGGTTCATAGAATCGGTAGAGGTTGGCACGGAAGACGGGAAGGTAGTTTGCGGTGTCCTGATTGAGGGTCGTACTTACGTAACCCTTGATGGTGCTTCAGCTGTAGGTACACTGGTAGAAGCCGCAGCCAACACCGCTGCCGGTACTGCTCTTGGAGCTAACTGGGGTAAGGTTTCAACTCACACTCTGGTGGCAGCTACTCAGAAGCAGTGGCAAATTATTTCTGGGTCGGGCTTGGATACTGCCGATGTCTTGATTGAAAAATTATAAGGAGAATTAAGATGGCAGTTTCATTTGTAGACAATACAGGCGCACGGCAACAGGTGGACCTTGTTCAGTTTGGCAATCCTATGTATGTTCATCGGGCTGCTGCTGACGAAAAACTCACCGTTAGACAATACCTTAATCGTCAGTACCCAACTCTTCCTGGAGATCCTGATGCTTTCTCGCAGATGTGTGCATCTGCTGGATTGCGTTTTCGTGCAGACCAAGACCTTGGAATCCCAGCAGCGAATCTCCAACAGATGCTGAATCCGTTGGCGACTAATCAGACTGGTGGCACTATCACTAACTTCCCTGCCATCCCGGATAGCAGAATTTTATTCCCCCCGGCGCTCATGGAAGCCGTTAACGCAGCTTTGGATAGTGATACTGATCCTGCTGTAGCTGCTTTTGAGAACTTGGTTGGTTCACGTGAAGTTATTGCAGGGGATCGCTTCGAGCAGCCGGTGATATCATTCAGTGGCAAGAAAGGTCCAGAGGATTCAGCATGGCAGAGGGCAGCACAGAATGCACCTCCTCCAGTTATGTTAGGCATCACCGCTAGTGACATAGCACGGACTATACCGACTTACACGATTGGGATGCAGATCTCCAACAAGGCTCTGGCTAACAACTCTCTTGACTTGGTAGCACGTACCCTTACTCGCTTTTATAAGCGTTCTGGATACGCAGAGTGGCTGGCCATCTTGCTGAAAATACTTAATGGGGATGCTGACGCAACTAACACCCCAATGGCTACTGCCAAGTCTGCGCTTGCTCAGACCAAAGTCAATACCCTGGATGCTACCATTGTGGCTAACGGCGTTATGACGCAGCTTGCCTGGAATAAGATTTTTTATAATAACTCAATGAAAATGACCAAGACGGACATGGTCATGGACTACGCAGCACTAATGTCCATTGAGAATCGTCTCGATAAACCCACGGTAATGCACAACAATTCTACCGACAGAATTGATGTTCCGTTCCGCATTGCGTATCCGGCCATGCCTGACAATATCAGTTTCGTCATTATGCCTTCTGACTCTGGCTGGCCTGCCAACACGATCATGTCCCTGGACAGGTCTGATGCTTTGTTTAAGGTAACAAGCTCCAGTGCTGATTACGAGGCTTCGGAAAATTTAATCATGCTCAAAACTACCCAGTTGAGGTTTGATAAAGGAGCATTGGTCGGGCGTATGTATGATGAAGCATTTGATGTCTATAGCATGACTATCTAAGAGATAGCTGGCAGTTCCTTAAAGCCCCACCAGAGAAATCTGGTAGGGCTTTTCTTATTTAACGTAATTCCAGAAATTTTTCATATCTGATCAGAGAGTGTACTCTAGTCTCTCCAATCCTCTCAGCGTGTCGGTCAAGTGTGGCCATTATATCATCTTTATATGGCCAAAACTCCCTGTCCATCTCTAGGGAAAATCGTAATAACCCATTCTGACAGTAGCTAGCGGGGAAAACACAGGTATCTAGTATAAAGCCCTGCGGGTAGTTACTCATTTCTACTCCGTCTGGACATATAGCTCCAGCTGGCTTGAATACTGCGCTGAACAGACAATCATCTATTTGTAGGAAATATGGTATGGATATGAATGTGTAACCATTTTTGCAGCACACATCGTATATTTCTAGATCTCTGTGCGTAGTGTTGACATTTGTATAATGTCCTGGACCATCATATTCTACAACTAACATATAATAATCGTTTCTGTAATCTGGTCGCAGTTTGCTTCCAGAACCTGGAATGACTTTGTTATAAATCCATTCTCCTTCTGGAAACACTAGCTGAAGAAAATCACCTAGTTTCTCTTCTGTTAAGTACCCTTCATATATTTTCATCTGCTCTCCTTTACCTCTAATTTCTCCAATAACTCCACAATAGCTCTACGAACAAGATCCGAAACACCAGAACCTTTGACCACAGCCAACTTCTCAACCCTCTCCCAGATAGCATCTGAGATAAACATTGTCCTACGGCGCATATCAGTTTTCTTTCTAGGCATACTATTCCTCCTTTAGGTATTTACACTACCTTACCCCGACTAATACCATATTACAAGTAATATATTGCGGTCCTAAGCAAAAAACATTACAATCACAACAACACTTTAATATAAAAGGAGACTCATAATGGCAAGGCCCAAGAAGAAGGTAGAACTCAAGACTCCTGTAGAATTAGAAATTTCTGAAGCATTTGGCGCGGAAGAACTAATCATGCCACAAGAGCCAGAAATTTTAGCAGAACCAACCCCACAAGAAAGTATTAATCCTGATAAGCTCCTCTACATAGCTACCAAGTTCAACCTGTACCATCCCTTCCAATACAGGCACGTAGACACCACCACTCCGGTTGAACTCTACATGGATGGCTGGCTTGAGTCTCAAATGAATGTAGGTCTGGTTAAGCTATGGCAATAACTACATATACTAGCTATGCAGAGGTGCGCACTACATTGGGTGTCTCTGAAAAGGAACTCCCGGATACGGAACTCGCTCTGGAGATATACGACAACGTCCTTGGGCTTGCTCTGGCTGAGATCACAATACCCACAGAAGAACCTGGGCCTGGACCTCTTGACACCAGATACATAGCCATAAAAGCTATGACAGAGAGAACTGCTTTACAACAGAAACTCTACAATCTGACAAGGATGTTCGCTACTTACACAGTTTCCATGGAAGTGGCCACGAGTTTGTCAATGAAAGCTCCAAAGTCCATTGCAGATGGCAAGGCATCTCTCGTCAGATTCTCACCAGAGGCAACTTTTCAAGATGTCATAGAGGCAATCACCAAGAAGCTGGACGAGGTTAGATATCGCATAGAGAACATCAATGCCTCAGCTATCACAGCAATGCCGTTTATGACAACTGTGAAACCTGCTGTTGATCCGGTGACAGGCGTATGATGACCCTCAAAGAAGCAGCGAGTTATTTCAATGAGCAGTTATTCACTGACTCCTACGGGACTGCTTTCTTCTATGGTCAGATCCTACCTTTTGCAGACAGCACCAGATCAGCTTCTTCTGCAACCAGAAGAATCCTAGATGTTTCCCCTGCTGTGACTATCCCCACCAAAAGGACAGTCACCAGTAGTGGAATGAAGTTTGTTGTCTCTCACAAGTCCTCAGACTTCTTCCAGGGTGATGAGATCAGGGCCAAATACGCCATCCTGCCGGTAGAAACTCAGTACACTATCAGAGACATCGGTCAGGTGCTTTCAAATACTGGTGGCACCACAGACGCTTACATGGTGCCTTCCTATGTTCGTAGAAACGTACTGGAGGAACAGTCGGATTACCTTGGTGGCTACGAGATCACCTTCAGCTCTTACTACACAATTGCCCAAGGCAGCATAATCTATGGCGGGAGTAAGTATTACAGAGCAAGAGAGGATTCCAGGATTGACGACATAGGCTTTGGGGCTGTTGAGGCTGTGGAACTACAGAGTCCCATCCAGTCCTACACCTTCCAGGCCCTTGGTACAACATATGACCCAGCTACTGATACTCATACTCCTCCTGCTGCTGTTACTGGAGTGGCTTGCTTCGTAGAATACGTGGTCTTTGACTTCCAACACGAAGCCTTGGGATATGTGAAGCTGGAGGCTGGCGATAGATCCATCTCCTTTCTAAAATCAGTTGTGACCACAGTCAAGGTTGGCGATACCATAGGGAAATACCGGATAGAGTCTTTTGAGGATAACGGAACCTTCTGGACTGTTCAGGGGAGGAAAATATTATGATGGATATATCCATTAAGATAGACGGCGTTGACATCTCGGGTGTGAGTGGAGGTAGGAAGACTGCCAAGATGCTCTCCAAACAGATGAACATCAGAAAAGAAGTTGCTGAGTGCATGGCTGGTATGATCGCTGTGGCCTTTGATGATCTGCTCCTGAACGCTCCTCAGTACACTGGTAACTTTGTGGCTAATATGGCCGTTAGAGCTGGAGCGTATGGCGGTAACAAGGGTGGAGTGGAGTACTTTCCACACAAGCAAAACATTCAAGATGTCTTTATTCGTGGTAATATGGCTGCTGTCTATATAGCCAGGAAGGAAAACCCCAACATCGTAAAGAACCTTACCGCTCACATAAAAAAGTCCTCAGGGTGGTTACAGGAGGTAACCATATACAACAGGTTTGAAGACTCTGAGATTGTTGAGAGTCTTGAGGCAGGGGAGCTACGGGATGGGAATAAAGAGGGCGCTCACGCTATGGCGCAAGCTGCTGCTCAGATGCAGTCACTGGCCAACAAGACCATAATCTACGACTCTCCAGAGTTTCACGCTTTCAGGGCTAAATCATGAATCCATATGAATCAACCAGGGTTAAGCTAGTGACTCTTGTGAAGAGTTTCCACGATGCTAACTACCCAACCATGGAAGTTAACTACCCAAAAGCGTGGAGGACTGATGTAGAACACTCTGTCAATCCTTTTGTTGGGGTGGAGATTTCCTGGAAATCACAGACGATGGGTATTCATGCCAGAGCAGATTTGGAAGTGGCTGGAGCATTAATACTAAATCACTACGCTAGGGCTGGTAAGGGTGAGAAGCTTTTTACTGATTACTCAGATATGCTCTATAGTTATTTCGGATACAAGAATTTAAGTGGTATTAATTTCTACAGTGTGCTACCATACGACAACAAAGGTAAGCCAGGGTTCGATGGTGTGATGAACTATTTGGCGTTTGATATTGACTACTTCAATGTATAAAATTTAAAAGGAGCTTAGTATGCCATCAAGTTCATCTAGTACAGTCTGGCGGTTTTTAGAGCAGCAGGACCCTGGAGTCATTGAGTCAGGTAATCCCCAAACTTGGCGTGTTACTGGTGGGGCTATCACCCAGACCACCTCAAGTTCCCCTGACAACGAGTTGCGGGCAGATCGTGGCCGTGGTGATTCCACCTTGGTATCCGGCTCTGTTGCTGGTTCCATTAACATTAACTGGTCCCATGGGACACATGAGGAATTCTTGTCGGCTCTGTTGGCTGATGATCCTGTCCCTGTAGCAGTGGGGGGTACTAAAACTGTTACTGATCTAGTCATGACCAAGGCCACCCACATTATCTCGTCTGCTGGTGGTAACTTGCCTGTTCTAGAAAAAGGTCAATGGTTTCGCATAGCTGGAGATAACATAGCAGGCAACAACGGTATCTATAGAGCCAGTTTGACTACTGCTCCTCTGGCTACTGCTATCGTAGTAGAGACAGTTGTTAAGGATATTAGTGCTGACTCTACTTCTTCCGAGTGCATTATTTCAAGCACAAGGTATAAGCAAGGCAATGATACAACTAGATTTTTTACACTGGAGCGTGAATTGGCGGACGTAGCCAAATTTTTTACTTTCCGTGATACCTATGTAACGTCAATGAATCTCTCCTACTCTCCTTCAGAGAGAGTTTCTGGTAGTTTCGGCTTTATGTGTAAAGAACCCGAAGTCCATGGTGAGGCATCCCTTTTCCCAGGGATTGCTACTGCTGTTGCTGCTACAGTTTCGACTACCTATAACACGGTGGTTGGTACGCACGCACTGGTTGATGGTACAGATTTGGGTGAGGGGTGTATTGCCTCCCTGAGTCTGGATGTAAGTGCTGGCGCGAGAGAGCGTAGGTGCCTTGGCAGTGGTCTTGCTCCTTCTGGGATTGCTTTCGACGCTTTTTCAATAACTTGCAGCGGTAGCGTGTTCTTTGGCACGGCTGCTACGTCTGCTCTTTATAACAAGCAATTAACAGATTTACCCATTAGTTTGTCTATGTGTGTTACCGATGCTGACGGCAATGGATTGGCCTTTAGTATTCCTCGCGCTAAACTCACATCTGCTAGTATTGATGGCGGTGCGGCGGGCAGTGATGTACTTATGGCCTTTAACCTGGAAACAAGCTCCGACAGTACGTTAGGCTCTATGATTGCCTTCGACGTAATGGGTGCTCTGTAAGATATAGAATACTGGCTCCCTGCTGTTTAGGGAGCCAGTTGTTTCTACTCACATAGATCGCAGAAAGAAACTTCACCCCTACTCCAATCCACTATCTTCTTTGCTGTCTTCAGACTTATACTTCCTGGCTTCTCTGTAAACAATCTCTGTAAAGATCTCCCTGGTATGCCTGTCCCTTCAGATATCTCCCTGTAAGAGTACCCAGTCTTTTCTTTAAACTCTAAAAATTTCATAATATCTCCTAAGTTTTTAGTTGAGTTAATGCTACTTTTGGCTTATGCTTTTACTAGCATGATCACTATAGCATTACTTACTAAATTTAAGCAAGAGGTATCTTATGAAAATTTGTACTAAGTGTGGGGCTGAGAAGGAAGACGAAGATTTCGGGTGGTTGAATTCTAAGAAGAAATCAAGGAGGGCTATGTGTAAAGAGTGTGCTAAGATAGCCCAATATGAATGGGGGTTAAAGAACCGCGATAAGCAGAGAGCTGCGTCTGCTAAATGGGTTAAAGAAAACCCAGACAGAGCTAGGGAGATAGCAAAGAAGACTTATGTAAAGAATAAGGACAAGAGATCTGTTTACCACAAGGCTAGGTATATAGATAAAAAAGAGCCTAAACTGGAATATGCAAAGAACTACCGTGCTGCCAACAGAGCTATATTAAATGAGAAACTGAGGGACATATCTGGAAAACCGTCTAAATCAGAGAAGTATATAAAGGAGTTGCCAGTTACAGACGAGCCTGAGTTTGTTGACGGAGTAATAACTGTTGTCTGTAAATATTGTAACGAAAGATTCACCCCTACAAGTAGACAGGTTAATAAGAGGATACAAGCGCTAACTGGTAAATCTAAAGGGGAGTTGAATTTTTATTGCAGTGAAGAGTGTAAGGAGTTATGTCCTACCTTTGGGTTCAAACCTCACGTACAAATCGACCCACGCTCCTCTCAATATGTACCAGACTCCGAAACCAAAGAAGCCAGAAGGTGTCAGCGACAGGTAAGAAAAGCTCTGCTAGCTTTACAGATGGACGCGTTCAACTACACATTTTGTGAAAAATGTGGTTCAGACACACCATCTAAAAGTCTACAGCTTCACCATACAAAGCCTGTTTCTATCTTTGGTAAGGAAGCTATATCATCTGACAGCCACATCCTTCTATGCGTAAAATGCCATCCGTCACACGCTCAATGCCTTCTCCAACTTTAAATAGTTGGCTCCCTTTTGGGGAGCCAATTACTTCACACCTCACAGATAAGTTCCAGTTCTTCCAGATCATACCCGTTAACTAGGTAAGGTTCTAATTGAGCTACCTCTATACCCATGTTGTCAGCTTGGTCTATTAACAACTGTATTCTACCCTTGCAGTCATAAGCCTCAACATGGGCTATGACTCCACTTTTAACTATCATGACAACAGCCTCAGGTGGAAACTGCCTTACTGAGGCTTTTACCTTTCTTGGTAGGTTTCTGTACCAGTCCGTCTTCCTCACATCTTTTAATTTAGCCATTTTTATCCTCCTTCGTAGGTTCTTGGAACAGTGAATACCCCTCAATCAATCTCTTGATGAGTTCTGACTTGCTGACTCCCAACTTCTGACACACCATCTCAAGCTTTTTTTGGTGATAGATCGGTAAATTTACCGGGATGATACGGTTGCCCTTTTTAATACTCATGGCTTAAGTCTCCTATTGATATTTTTAGTGAACTACTTTATAGTTACAACCATACACTAGAGTGTAACACTTAACAACCACTTTTTAAAAGGAGACACACAATGTTTGATTTGCACAAATCGTATGGATACTCAAAGACAAAAGCCGAAGATGGAGTGAAGATGGCAGTCGGTCCCGAAGCTGAGGACTATGTTCTTCTCCGCAGAATTCCCAATGATCTCTACAAGACCAGACTCTCTGCTACTCTGCTTGCCAACAAGAAGATGTTGGAGATCCTGAAGGCCCAAGACGAGAAAGCTCACGCCCTCCGTGATACCAGCATTTTCTGCGAAGTGATTGCTGAAACCGTCCTCATTGGTTGGGGCAAAGGCGTAGCCGACAAAGGCAAGCCAATCCCATACTCGGTAGACGCTGCCAAAGAAATGCTCATCAAATACCCAGACTTCCGATCTGACTGCCTGGACTTCTGCGGGGACCGTAAAAACTTCCCAGATGAGGTTGACGTAGAAGACGTAAAAAAGATCTAATAACCTTCCTAGAGTGGGAGAACGAGTGGGGAGCAAACCTCCCCACCCTCCTCCAGTTCCAGGCTAACACTGGTAAAACTCCAGAAGGTTTGAGGAACATGCCAGTGTTAGTTCCCTGCTATAGTGAAATCCTCCAGCACTTCTACGCCCTATCCAGATCCCGCTCCTATTACGCTGAAGTAGTCCCAGCTAAGACTGGCTCTGTATATACCATCCGCCGCCCTAATCCAATTGACTTAGGAACATTACTAAGTTACAATCAGAGAGTCGCTAAAGTACTCAAAGATTCTGATTTTCTGGATATTATTCAGACCTTGGATAATATGTTTTTGCAGAACTCCTATAAGAAGAGGTAGTAGATGGCCATTGAACTCAATGTTGACACAGGTAGCTCCCAACAAAAGATTTCCCAGTTGGAGCAAGCTTTTGGTAATATGGCCACCAGAGTTGATACGCTTACCCAAGCTTTGGGGAAGCAGTATCTTGAAAGTCAGGGGCTGGAGAAAGCATACAAGTCTGTACAAGGCCAACTGGCTACTACTACCTCAGCACTCCAACACCAGACAACTGTTTTAAATTCAGCACAGGCTCAACTTGCTACACTAACCGGCCAAGTTACCAACCTCACTGCCGCTAACAGATCCTTACAAGGGCAACTGGTAAGCACTAATACTGCCCTCAATACTCAAATCACGGCACTAAAGAATCAAGCTTCTGCTTCAGCTCAGGCTACTACCGCCACAAACACATACTCTACCTCTAACAAGAATCTCCACAGCGCCCTTCGTGGAGCCAGCGGAGCGATGGGCCAGCTGTGGATGACCTACGGAAACATAATCCCCTTGATGGCTGGTTTTGTTGCTGTGGGGGTGGCTGCTGAGGCCGTTAAACAGGGCGCAGCTTTTAGCTACGCTGCTAAGATGACCTCGATCCTAGATGAGGAACAAGGTAAAGCAGCAATGTCAGCAGGGGAAATTAGAGACGAGCTGCTGGAGTTAAGAGGTTTGAGGTCTACTCCAGTAGAGCTAGCAGCTGGCTTGCAGGAGTTTGTCAAAGCTGGTGCTTCTGCTTCTGCCGCCATGAAAGACATGGGGGAGATGTCTCGCTTTGCTACACTTGGTGAGATTGAGATGAAAGAAGCAACCAAGTTGGTTGTAGCCCAGGCTAACGCCTTTGGTGAAACATATGCCGAGGTAGCCAATAAAATAGCTTACGCTGCCACATACTCTGCTACTGGTATCCATGAAATGGGTACTGCCATGTCCTACACCGCGCCTTTGGGGGCAACACTAGGATTTGAGCTTTCAGAAGTTGCTGCTGCTCTGGCAGTTCTAGCCAACAAAGGTATTGAGAGCAGCAAAGCTGGTACGGCTCTGACAACTACTTTCCTCAGGTTGGCTAGCCCGACTGAAGCAGCCAGAGATGCCATGAAGGAGTTGGGAGTCACTTTCAGCGCCTTTAGAGCTGACGGCACCATAAAGTCTATGAACGAGCAGATGACTGAGCTTGGTCAAATACTCGCTTCTCTGGGTAAAGAAGACAAGCTCAAGCTTATGGGTGCTTTAACTGATCTCAGAAACATTAAAGGATTCAGTGTACTTGTAGATGAAATAGAGAAACTTGGCTCAGGCTTTACTGATATGACTGCTAAGGTAGAGCAATCTGCCAAAGGTGTCACTTTCTTGCAGGAAGTAACCGCCAAAGTAGCCCGCGAGACTAAAGCACTGTGGGAAGAGATGCTAGCTGTTTTCCAGCGTGACCTCATTTCAGCTGCTAACATGGACATGGTGGCTGGCTTCCTAGATATGGTCATTAAGGCCCGCTACGGCTGGGAGATGCTATATGCTAAGGCGATGGGTGACGAGGTAAAGGTTCTGGAGTTGAGTCTTGCAGGGTCAGAGAAGAGAGCAGCTACAGTTCAAGAGAAGGCAGAAGCCCTTGAGACTATGGCTGCTAAACTGGCTAGCACTATAGCTGACCTGGAAAAGGCAAGTGCCCCAAGCGATGATTTCGGGGACACCACCTCTTTAACAGACGCCCAACTTGCCTATACAGCTATAAAGAAACAGTTGTCTGAACTGAATAAAGAGATAGAAGATAGCAGACTCAACGAAATGAAAGACAACTTTGGGGCCTACGCTACTGCTGCTGACAAAGCCACGAAGTCTGTCAAAGACCACGCTGCTTCTCTGAAAGGCAAGGAGCTTACCGACTACAATAAAATGCAGTTGCTTGTTGCGCAACAAGGTCTGTCAGAGCATGAGAAGGCTTTGAAGAAAGTCACAGCAGAACATGAGATAGAAGCTGCTGCTATGATAGCCGCTGCTAAAGCAGCTGGTCTTGACGAAGCTGCTGTTATAAAGCTGTCGAAGTCTCTTGATGAGAGCCTTGTTGCTAAGTTGGACAAAGTTAGTGCCAGTTACACCAAGCGGGCTGACAGTGCTGCTGACAGCAACCAGAAGCTCATAAATCTCACCAATGAACTCAATACCTTCATCGCCAATTCTGAGGTGAAGTCAACTGCTGATAAGAAGCAGAGTTTGTTAGAACAGTACAATGACGAAAAGATGTTCATAGAGAACTCCAAAGGTTCTTATGAAGAGAAATACGCTGCTCTCACCGCTAGTACTCAAGCCTACAACATCAAGAACCAGACCCTCACTGACGAAGCAAACGATTACTTCCTCAATAAGCAGCAGGGGCTCCTTGACCAACTGGAAGATTCTGGTGACGCTACCTATGATGCTAGACTTGCTGCGATAAAGGATTTCTATAGGAAAGAGATTGTTGAGATAGAGAATAAGCTAGGCAAGACTCTGGAAGCAGACATTCTGACTGGTCTTAGCTACGAAGCCATGATGAGGAAGATACTTAATCTAGATGCTAAGAAAACTGACGCCGACGCCAAGAAAACAGAGGCTGTAAACGAGTTCAATGAAGCCCTGGACGAGATGGCTAGGGACGCTGGTATAGGTGGGCTGAGTGAGTTAGAACAAGAAATAGCTGACATCAATGATCAATTCGACAAACTTTTTGACAAGATCAGGGACAGCAAGAACAGCCCAGAAGTTATAAAGGAATTGACGGAAAAAGCCAAACTCTTAAAGGAGGAGATGATTGAAATCGCCAGAGCCAAACTCGGTGACAACATCTTTGACGGCTTCATGGTTGGACTCAAAACTGCTACTAAGGACTTGATAACCTTTGGTAAAGTAGGTTATGAGATGGCCCAAACTCTCAAGAGTGAGTTAACAAATGCCCTCTCAGACGTAACCTTTGACATAGTAAAAGGAGATTTTGAAAATCCATTTGACGACGAGATGGATTCAATAGACGACAAGATAAACCAACTCCAATACGACGCCCTTGAATCAGGTATGGCGCAGCTGGAGTACCTCCGTAATGAATACGACTCCACTCTGAAAGACGCCATGTCTGGTAATGAAGAGGCTTTCCAGGACTACATGTCTAACCTTGACACCTACCTTGATAAAGCCAAAGAGGAAATGTCTCCTGAAGAATACGCCAAGCTGTATGAGCAGACTCTTGATGATCTGGATAAGCTCAACAATGAGTACGCTGACCAGACAGAAACAGTGTGGGATAAGATCGACGACGCCTGGGAAAGTCTGTGTGACGCAATGCTCAAGAAGTTCATTGATATGATAGCTCAGATGATTGTCCAGTGGGGGTTGGCTAACATAGCTGGAATGGTGGGTGATGTAGTCGGTGGTAGTGGTAGCGGTAGTGGTGGAAGTAGCTGGTATGATGGCTTCTTCAACAGTGGAGATAGCAGCAGTGATGACTGGTGGGATGATAGCGACAACGGCTGGAACTGGGACACTGGTGACTGGACTGATATTGATTGGGGCGATACTGGAGATTACACAGATGTTTTCGCAGATGGTGGGACTACCGGAGGCAAAGGTAAACGAGGAGCTTATGGACTTATCCAAGGTGGGTCAGGAACCAAAGACGATCTGTATCTCGGCACAGTAGAAGGCAAGAGAGTAATGGCTATGGGTGGTGAGTTTATCATGCCTCCAGAACAGACGGCTAAATACTACGACCTCCTTGAAGCCATGAGAACTGGAGGGGTACAGAACTTCGCCTCTGGTGGTTCTACAGGAAGCGGCGATGGAAGTAGTAACATAGCTGTGGATTTGTTGGCTGGTTTGACCAAGAGTTTTGTAAAAGATCTAGTGAAAGATAACATTATCAAGCCACTAGGTGAATACATAATGGAAAATGTTGTAACTCCAGTAGCCGCAGAACTTGGAATAGAAATCGGGGCTGGGTCTGCTCTAGCTACGCTGGTTGAAGGACTAGGCACAGCTGTAACTGCCGCAGGTATGCTGTGGACCTTGGGAAATACTTTTGGAGGAGCAACAAAGGAACTATACAAGCAGCTAAACGATAGTGGCATAAAGATGGGTCACATCTCTCTGGCGTCCGGTATCAACCAAGATGGTGGCTTAGTTGACACAGCAAACTTGTCTGATCAAGCAGAGGAAAATCTACAGGCGTTAAACAACCAACTTTCAAATTTTGAGGCTATATCACTGAGCACTGCTGATGGGATTATGATAGCTGCTGAGGCCGTAGTTAATGGTGGCACTGGAGTGGTCGATAGTATGGATTGGAATATGCAGATATACGACCAATCAACCAAGGCTTGGGTTGACTCCCGTAAAGTTTGGGAGGATATGATGGCCACCATGGAGGAGCTTAACCCAACCACCAGGGCAGCAGCTGAGGCAGCAGCTGAGTACGCAGCTGAACTAGCAGGATTCCCATCCGCTGCTGACGAAGTAGCCATAGCCTTTGAGATGATGAAGACAGGTACTACTGACTTCGCTGATTTTGCTACTTCTGCTGCTGAAGATATAGTCTACGACACAACCACAATTATGGCAGGGGCCTACGGGTGGTCTGAAGACGCCTATGACGCAGATGAGGGCGGTAACTGGTTTGAAAAAGACCCATCAACACTTGTTTGGGATGACACTTACAACGACAAATGGGGTCATGCCGCAGGTGGTTGGTTAGGTAAGAACACACAGGGTGGGTGGATCAAACAAGGATCTGGTTATGAAGACGACGTTTATCTTGGCTCTGCTGGTAATACTGACCATTACGGGATGGGAGGGGAGTTTGTCGTAAATAAGAAATCTGCTAAAAAATACGCGGCTCTGCTGGGGAGGATTAATAAAGACTTTGCTGGAGGAGGGTCAACAGCCACCCAAGAAGCGATAGATGCCATAACCAGTTTGTCAGCAGCTTACGTCTCTACATCAGGTATTGAAGACGCTCTGTCGGCTGTGGAAGATGCTGCTGATATGCTTAGGTTCAGTGGAGTTTCTGACTACATCAGAGAACTCACTGAGACTAAAGAGTCTTACGCCGAACAGATTGCTATGCTCAAGGGTGTGGCAGGTGCTGAAGAAGACCTAGCCATAATTCGCGCTGCTGAGGAACTTGCTATACAAGAACTCATAGATGCCAATCGTGAAGAAATTGATAGCTTAAAAGAAGACAGTCAGCGCCTCGTTGACGAGCAAACCATTAGTGATTTGGATCTTTCTCTCCAAGACCTCAACAAGTCCTACGACGAAACTATTGAGGAGATGAACGATCTAGTAGCCTCTCAAGAGGACTTAGCTGTGGTTGAGGCAGCGAGAGCCATAGCCATCCAAGACTTGTATGACGCTAACAGAGAGGACATTGACAACATTCTTGAGAGCAGCAAAGAACTCATAGACTCAGAGACTGTTAGTGATCTGGACATGGCGCTTAGGGACCTCAACAAATCCTTTGATGACACTAATGAGGAGCTGGTTGAACTCTCAGCTACTGAGGCTGACCTAGCTGTTCTGGAGGCCGCTAGAGCAATTGCACTCCAAGATCTGTATGATGCCAATAGAGAAGACATTGATGCCATACTGGAAGACAGTAAGGAGATGTTCGACACAGCTAACATGAGCGATTTGGATATAGCTCTGAAAGACCTCAATGAGTCTTATGACAAAGCTATAGAGAACCTCAAAGAACTTTCTGCCACTGAAGAAGACCTAGCTCTCATTGAAGCAGCCAGGGTTATGGAGATCAAGGATCTTAGAGCTGAGTATGAATTAGATAGGCTGGACGGTCTGTCTAACATGCTTGAATCAGTGATGGCCACCATCGATAGTATGGACCTCACAGACTACGAGCAGAGTGTTCAGGCAGTCAACAAAGCGCTGGAAGAAAGTGTAGCAGCGGCTATTGAGCTTGAGGCCAGTGAAGCTGAACTCAGCGCTCTAAGAACACAAGCGGCCCTGGAGCTGTGGCAACTCGATATTAATGAGCTGGAGAAGAAAGCTGACGAGGCTCAAACAGCTCTTTCTGGAGCTTTTGATGTACTCAAAGAAGCTGCTAGTTTGGATTACGAAAGTAATGTCCAGGCCCTTGAGGATGCCTTCGACTCCTTAATGGAATCCTTAAATACCTCTTTAGATGAGGCTAGTGACTCTCTGGCCAACACTGAAGACGCTCTCTCCTCTGTGACATCAGCCATAGAGAAGATGTTTGCTGATGAGCTACTGGCTGATCTATCTTTCGCCAATGCTCAAGCTGATTTACTAAGAAGGTCACAGACTGGTGACATATCTGAGGGGCTTGATGAGACAGTCTCATCTGCTACAGACTTTAACAAAGATAAGTATGCCACAGCTGTAGACTACCAGAGGTCTTTCCTTAGGACTTCAATCATGTTGGATGATCTTAAAGGAGCAGCTGAAACACAGCTTACCCTTGATGAACAAATGGTGGCCAGCCTTGAGGCCCAGATAGCTCAGGCTGAGACTCAGTATGACGCTGACGTATTAGCTGAAGAAGAGAGATACGAAGCCTATCTTGAGGCTTACGACGACCAGCTCAATGCTATCTTAGGAGTTGAAGAGGTAGCTGAACTGTCACTTGAAGAAGCTCAGAAGCAATTCGAGGCACAGCAGGAAGTAGCACTAGCCGCTAACACCTTGTTCGAAGAGCAGCGGGATCTCTTGCTTGAGCAAGTAGCTTTGACTAGAGGATACCTGACAGCTTTACAAGCAGCAAATGCCGCTGCTGCCAGGGCCGCTGAAGAAAGTGCTGAAATACTTCTTGTCACTGACCCTGTGCAAGACAGGCCGTCAATATCTGTAGATCCAGTAATAAACGGCTTTGCCACAGGTGGTAATTTCGTTGCCTCAGGCCCAGCTGGTGATGATAACCTGGAGTTCCCAGGACTTAGACTCACTGCTGGTGAGATGGTCAATGTATCCACTAAGGATGTTATGGAGGAGGTTGGCTTTAGTATGAAGGAATTGATTCAAGAGGTCCGGGCGATGAGAGCTGAGGCGAAGGCTAATGCCTTTGCCATAGCCAAAAATACGGCTGCTACAGCTACTAAACTGAAAGACTGGGACGGCAACGGTATGCCTGATACGAGGACCATATGAAAATAGTTAGACCTATAGTAGTAACAGACTCCGTCTTACTTAGTACTAACGTGGCTGAAACCGATCACGCAGCTTGGGTGATCGGTACAACTTACAGTATTGGTGATAAAGTAATTGTCGTAGCCACCCACAGGATCTATGAGGCTTTGATATCCGCCTCTGGTAAGTACCCTCCTGATTATCTTACCGGAGCTACTCCTTACTGGTTGGACATTGGAGCTACTAATGCTCACAAAATGTTTGATGGTGTGGTTGGGGTACAGACTTCCAACGCTGACACCATTGAAGTATCTCTGTTGTCCAGCGGGGCTACGACCTTGTCCTTGATGAACATAGATGCTGCCTCTGTAACCATAGTAGTTACAGACCCAGCTGATGGGGAGGTTTACAACAATACTATAGACCTGATCAGTACCAGTAATGTTGTAGACGCCTTCTCCTACTTCTTTGAGCCATTTCTTTATACTAAGAACCTAATAACATACATACCCCCGTACAGTGGCGCTACTGTTGATGTCACTGTGGATTTTACAGGTGAGACTGCTAAGTGCGGCGAGATGGTTATCGGTACAACGGCCTTTTTGGGCTGTACTCAGTTTGGAGCAAGTGTTGGAATAACCAGTTACTCTGTTAAAACAGTTGATGATTTTGGTAACTTCACCATACTCCCAAGAGCTTTTGCTAAGAGAGGAGACTTTGATATAGTACTAGACAACAGCCAGATGGAATTCGTCTTAAACACTCTCATAGGCTACACGGATACAGCTGTTATTTGGATACCAACCGACGCTCAATACCTCTCCTCTCCTTTAGTTATCTATGGGTTTTACAAGAGTTTTTCAGTGGTGATACCCTACGCCCAAGAAAGTTCTTGTAGTATTGAAGTGGAAGGGTTAACATAAACCGATTAGTATAAGGAGATTAATACACTTATGGCGATCACACAAATTCTAACCACTATGCCACCGTCCCCTAACAGGACTAGGCCAAGTACTTTCTCAACAGAGAGTGACTTGTTCCTGGCTGCTATGGTGGTTTTACAAAGTGAAGTTAACACAGTTATATCTCAGATAAACTCCACGCTATTGACTATGCAGTCACTGGCTACAGGTGCAGTGGTGGCGGCTGCTGAAGCTGCTTCTGCCAGCACAGCTGCAATAGCCGCCGCCAATGTTGCAGTCTATAGCGGTGCCACAACTTATGATTTCCCTGACGCTGTAGTCTGCACTGACGGTAATACCTACAGATGCGTGGGAACTGGGGTGCTGGACGATAACCCAGTGACATCCATAACCGGAAACTGGGTAAAACTCACATCACAATTAAAATTCATGTCATTTAATTCGTTTTTCCAAGGGGGGAGATAATGAGCTTTGTTTTCAATAACGGTACTGCCGCAGCTGGCGTACTCACCACAGTCAGGACTATATCAACTGGCAAAAATGCTATCGTGGATCTAAACCTGTGCAAAACATCAGCCGGTGAAGCAACGGTAAATATCTCTGTGGTCAATGGGGCTATGACCTCATTTTTAGAGCACGGATTAGTCATAACTTACGGCGCACCGTTTATCAGGACAAAAGAGATGCTGCCCGCTGACGCTATCCTGAAGGTCCAGTCTGATGTTGATATTGACTATACTCTGGCTGGTGTCGAGGAGGTGATCTGATGGGGAGGATAGCGACAGCGCCAACAAAAAAATACTCTGGGATACCATGCCTGCAATTCCAGAACGTCAGGTTTAAAGAGCCGTCACAACCATGTTTTTCGGGGTTTGATTTGGAATTAGGGGACAGCTCGTATATCCAAATGATAAACGCGACAACTATTGTCAGATATAATTCAGCAGCCGTAGTGCAGTGGACATATGCCATAACCACTGGTTTAGCCCTTTCTGATTATCTGGCTCCAGGGGCGTTTTACTACGACAAAGCGGCGGGGAAACTGTACGTCACGGCAGTGGAAACCAGCACAACTCCAGACACCATCAGGTTTATCAGCATCAATATAGCTACGGGCGCTGGGACTACGCCAGCAGCAGCACAGCAATTGTCTGCTGATATAGTTTTTTATCTTTCAGATTTTGGGTGGCAAACTCTAAGCGGCAACACTCTCACAATATACGGATACAACAAAAAACTCTCTGTTGATATCACAACAGGAGTTTACTCATCGCTTGCCGATATGGGCGAATCTGAGTTTTTGATGGCCAGGATGAGCAGGTCAACTACTGACAATATGACCCATCACAATATGTTTATCGGGTCTGGGTTATCTTCGGCTAACGGTGTAGTTTTCCGAATGTTTAACCCATATGCGTCTACGAACTACGGTAGCAACCAAGGTTTTGTCAGATTCGGAAGTTATGTTTATGCAAGTCAGCTTTCAAGTGGTTATTTCGGAGACAGGTCAACATTATGTTATTTCCCGGTAGCAGATTTTTACCGAGGAATAAACGAATTCATGGTCAGCCTTGGCCTACCATCAACATTCAAACACGTAGGGAGCTGATGAGATGAAAAGAATATATTTCCCACTCGTGAAAAACGAGAGCCTGATCGTCTACCCTGACGATATTTCGCTATTTGCAAATACAGATATAATTGGAGAGTTTATCGTCGCTGATTATTCAGGAGATTTGGAATTTCCCGAATACGTTCCACCCGCCCCTGTTGGCCCAGCACAACTATCCCCCTACGCATTCAAGCGACTCATAGGCACAGAGTTGCGGCTGGCAATCAGGGCAGCGGCAGGCACTGACCCAATAATATTCGATTTCTTGGACCTACTCAACTCAGCCGATGTGATTGACTTTGACGACGCAGTTGGCGGGCCGAAGCAGGGTATGGGTTATCTGCTTGCAATTGGCCTGATCTCTCAGAGTGAATATGACAGAATTATGAGGCGGGAGTTTCCATGATATTTACTTGGCCAGGAAAGTTAAAAGCTATCCTTTACGATTCCTCAGCGGAGAAATTCAGTGTTGGAGCAGCCTCTTCTAACCTATCTATAGGTGAAGATGGCTTCTTAAACCTTGGTGGTACAGCAACAGTCTGGGAGGATATATCTGAACCCTTAAATGGTGACAACCTGTTCTCAACCCCTGGTACAGCAGACTATGATTGGGGTGAGTTGTGTGTAACTCTAGCTCCTAACGGTAACATAGCCAACAACTCAGATCTTGTTACACAGGTCTACCAGTTGAGACACGCTACGAAGGTTGACTCCATGCTGAAGTTCCATATCCATTGGGAGCAAAAAGATTCAACAGCTAGGCAGTTTACCTGGAAGTACAGAAAGCAGAGTTGTGGAGGGGCTAAGGCAACAGCTTGGTCTTCTAATGTTGTGGTTAATTCTGGAGAAACCACTAACGCCTTCCCTTACACCAGTGGAACTATCAACCAAATTACCAACCTTGGATCTATAGATACTACAGGCTTATCTTTGTCTTCTGTTATTCAAGTTAAGCTGACACGTACTGACGCCGTGGCTGGTAACATCAACGCCACTTTCATAGACATGCATTATGAGAGAGACTCTCTTGGAAGCAGGACAGAGTCCACTAAATAAAATCAAAACAAAAGGTGATCAACAATGAGATTCAACTGGCCAGGAAGTCTTAAAGCAGCACTCGAAGCATGTACCATGATAACCTCAACCTTGACTGGTTGTACCTTATCAGGCTGTACCATCACTACCCCAACCATTACAGGGGCTACTCTGGCTGGTTCTGTAGCTGGAACTAACGTCACAGCCACTGGTAATTTGGGATATGCCACTGGTGCTGGTGGGACTGTCACTCAAGGGACTGACAAGACCACAGCAGTAACTCTGAATAAGACCTGTGGAACTATCACTATGCACGCTGCTGAATTGGCTGCTGGTGCTGAAGTTGGTTTTACTCTCACCAACTCAACCATCGCTGCTACGGACGTTGTCGTAGTCTGTATCAAAGGCGTGGCTACTGTCAGCTCCTACCAAATTTCCGTTGATGGTGTGGCAACTGGCTCTTGTCATATTACCTTGGCTAACCTGTCAGTCGGTGCTTTGGCTGAAGCAATCACGCTGAACTTCGCAGTCATCAAAGCAGTAGCGGCTTAACAAGGAGGAAGGAGACAAAATGAAAACAACTTTACTGGCTGTTATTTTGGTGTTGGTGACTGGCTGCTCTATTAAATCCCCTGTGGACATGGCCAAGGACTTGCCAGCTACGGCTGATTCTTCTGTCAGTGACTGCCTAAAATGGGTGCAGGACAAAGAAGGGAAAGAGCTTGAAAAGTATGACAGCTTGGCTAGTAACGACAAAGCCTATGCCTTGATGCACCGGGAGACTATGTCCATGGTGAAGGATGTTTTTGGTAAAAACCAGAATGTCTGTAAGCCTGGAACAAATGTATGGGACGCCTATATTGTGTGGGCGCAGGAACAAGGCAAGACGAAGAGGCAATACTCATCTGATGTTAAGAGCGTAGCCACTGTTGGAATACTCACCACTGGAGCTGTTAAGCTGGCTGACTCTCTCATGGGGGCGGCTGGTGATAAGATAAGCGGAAATAAGACTACAGCTGGTGGGGATGTTAGCACTGCTGGCAACGATATAAACGACAGCAGTACAAAGAATACTACCAACGTCAATCAGACTCAGGTCAGCACTGGTGACGGGACCATAGAGCCTGTAGATTCCAACTCCACTACTAATGTTCCACCTCCTGAGGAAGAAGTTTTGGAAGAGGAAGTTCCTGAAGAAATTGTAACTCCAGAGGTAGTTCCAGAGGTAGTTGAATGAACAAGATCTTAGTAAGTCTAGGAATTAAATACCTAGCCAACAGGTTTGATGGCAAGAAGGCTTATGTGGGAGCAGCAGGAGAGATCCTCACAGGTATAGGCTCTCTCATAGCTGGCCTTGTAGGACTGATCAGTTACGCCTATCCAGATCTCGGCCTCACTCCTGAAATTGATGTTGAGGTGTCACTAGCCGCTTTAACTGGCGGCTTCTACATGATCTCAGCTGGGGTAAAAGGAATTGGAATTAGACACGGAATCGAAAAAATCACTGCTGAAAGCAGGGGTGAAGGTAACGTTTAAGCTACCGCTTAAATGGGATGAGAAAATATTAAAAGCCATAAGGAGATTATTCAGATGGACAAAATCTTGAAAGTTTTACAATTGATCCCAGCCTTGGTAGCAGTACTCAAGGTAGTTGAAAATGAGATCTGGCCGGAAGGTTCTGGTAAGGGAAAGGAGAAGCTGGAGGCTGTTAAAGAGATCCTCACAGCCACCTACGAAGGAGTCTCTGAGATCTGGCCAATGCTTGAAAAAGTAATCAGTGTTGTGGTTGCTGCTCTGAACAAATCTGGAGTTTTCAAAAAGTAGTTATGGTATAATGCTCCTATAAACTAATCTACTATCGGAGCCATAATGTTTGATAAAATACCGGGACTTGATATTGAAGCAGTGTTCGGACTCCTCGCTGCTAGTGGTGGTATAGCTAGGATCGTTACTGGAACCAGTAACGATCCTAGAGTCTCTTGGTGGGGGGAGGTAGGTAGAATCCTCTTCGTTGCCATGCCTATAGGAATAATAGCTGGCCATTGGGTCACAACCATATCGTCTTCTGAAGTTCTTCCTTATGCTGGCAGCTTCACCGCTGGTGTTATAAGCCTCAACATAGTACGGTTCCTACTCTCAGCTGAGGGCTTCAGTATGATTAGAAACCTCATTGGGAGAGAATAAATGCCGAACAAAGAACTCCTCTGTCAACTCCTGGCTACTTGGTTAGTCTATAACTCAGCCCTGTTGTTGGTACTGTTAGCCACCTGTGTCTGTTTTGATCGTAATGAATACGAAGTCTTAGGGGCCATGATGGTCTTTACAGCTGGGTTAGTTATCATGCAATACGACTGGTGGGCATTGAAAAGTAAGAAGTATCTGAGGCACAAAGTTGGCTGATTACTGTACGTGGTTTTGGGATAAGCCCCTAGGGGTTGATATTAGTGATCTCTGTTATGATCATGACGCTGCTTACAGAGTTGGTAGTTTTATTTTGAAATTAAAGAGTGACTTGGCTCTAGCCGCAGGAATCTGGAATAGAGCTGGCAGAGCCAATTCACTTCTAAAATATATAGGTTTAAAGTCAATAGCTGTTGGGGCTTACCTTAGTACCTCTACAGTTGGAATATTTTTCTGGATAAAGGGAGTTCTCAATGGCGATAACAGTAATAGTTAATGGTGTAAAAACGGCTGTAGCAATAGCAGCAGCCACAGACATCCCGGCTACTAAGGACACCTTGGTCACAGCAGATGGCTTCGGAGTCGGAGAGGTGGCCCAGGTCTTTAGGCTCGGACCTTCTACTTCTTACCACGCCTACATGAATGAGAGCGGCCCTGTTGTACTCTCAGCTATACCTAACACTGTAAAGTTGCCAGCCCCTGGAGTCTATAGGATTGTTAAGCCAGTCACAGTTGCTAATGCCTACCTTGGCTACGAGGTTCTGGCGTAGTGGACTCAAAAACCCTAGCATTTAAATTCATGTACGACCACGAAGGTGGGACCAGTTACGATGTCAATGATCGTGGAGGTCTCACCCGTTTTGGCATATGTAAGAAACAGTATCCTGATGTGGATATAGCCAACCTAACTCTTGAACAGGCTGATGAAATCTACATTAGAGACTACTGGCTGAAGAATAAATGCCACCTCATGCCTACACCCATAGCCATCGCTGTATTTGACTCCTCAGTCAACTGCGGCGTAGGTTCAGGAGCTATCTGGCTCCAGAAGGCTATCAACTCCCAGGGAGACAACATTGGTGTTGACGGGGTTATTGGTCCAGTCACTCTGGCCAAGCTGGAGAGTTGTAACCCTTACAACATAGCTGGCAAGATTGTTTCCAACCGTATGAGAAGATACTCTAAACTCATCTCTAGAGATCCTAGCCAGCGAGGTTTTATAACTGGCTGGATTAATAGAGCCTCAGACCTTCTTGATTACATCTAATTAATTGATTTCTCACAGTAAATCCAGTAGTATAAGTCTAACAAACAAATACTACTGGAGGCTTAGATGAGGAAACATTTAGTCATACCTGACACTCAAGTAACACCCACCTCCCCAAAAGACCACCTCTCATGGATAGGCCAGTACATAGTTGAGAAGAAGCCAGATGTTATCGTTGATCTGGGTGACTTCGCTGATATGGAAAGCCTGTCTAGCTACGACAAAGGAAAGCTCAGAGCCGAAGGAAAGCGGTATAAGAAAGATATAGAGGCTGCTAAAGAGGGGATGGAGTTGCTGTTAAGGCCACTCAAGAATTACAACTCCAAGATGGAAGGGCAGAAACATAAGCTGTATAAGCCTGAGATGCGCCTAGTGTTAGGCAACCATGAGTGTTATGATACAGCAACAGAGATACTAACTGAGTCTGGATGGAAACTATTCTCTGAACTTCAGGTAGGGGAATTGGTATACACCATAAGAAAGAATCAGAGTGGGGAGTGGCAACCAGTAAAAGAGATTATATGTAATGACTACAATGGAGAGATGCTAATACATCACTCAAGAACAGTCAGTATGTGTGTGACTCCTAATCACAGAGTTATCTGGACTAACAATGAAGGGACTAAAATGCATGAAGGGATGGCCAAAGACTGCCCTTCAGCTTGTGACCAGTTTGTTAGCGCTCCCTCTGGTAATGGGGTGTCTCTGTCCCTTGAACAGATAAGATTTTCTGCTGTAGCTTTGACTGACTCCCACCACGGACTAAGTAGAAGGCTAACTTTTTACCAATCTGGAGAGAAGGCAAACCACATTAGAAATATAATATTAGAAGCTGGTGTAGATTTTGACGAAAAGGAAAGAGATAGGAACATAACTCATATTTGTGGGAAAAAACTAAAGGCCAGAGCTAAAGTTGCTTTTGAATTCTACATGACAAGACCTAACTGGTGTCCAGATAACAACAAACTAATGCCACCCTGGGCTTTTAATCTGAACCAAAAACAGTTTGAAGTGTTTTTAGAAACTCTAATATTTTGTGATGGGTCTATACCAACTAGAGCCACTGACTCAAGAGTATTTTATGGTAGGAAGGAAATATGCGAAAGTCTACAGGCACTGTGCATTACTAAGGGATACAGGGCTACGATATCTGAATACAGGCCCACTCACTTTAGGGTGAATATAACCAAGGCCACTAAATGCAGAGTTGAAAAATTTCTTAAGAAAAGAATACATTACACTGGTAAAGTTTGGTGTGCTGTTGTTGATAACGAAACTCTTATGATCAGAAGAGACAACAAACCAATTTTTTCTGGTAACTGTAGGATAACTAGAGCTGTAGAATCTGATCCGTCACTTGAAGGCTTCATGTCTATCAAGGATCTTGGCTATGAGGACTTCGGTTGGAAAGTCCATCCTTTCCTAGAGATAGTTACTATAGATGGGGTTAGCTACAGCCACTACTTTTGTAACCCCCTTTCGGGTAGACCTTACAGCGGATATTCAATTGACACTAGGTTGAAAAATTTGAGTTTTACATTTGTACAAGGGCATCAGCAGACCTACCTCGTAGGAAGTAGGTTCCTCAACACTGGTAAGACTATCAGAGGTTTAGTGGCGTCAAGCTGCTACCTACATGATGAGGAGTACCGGGGACCACAGGCGAACGGTGAGATGAGAGCCATCTTCCTTCTCCATGAAGTCCATGATGGAGACTACATGTTGAGTGAGGTGAGCCTAGATTTTCTTTGTAGGAAATATCAGGGAATCCCTCTTTGGCAGTTTATGAAAGAGAAATACCCTGATATTTTTAATCAATCTACTTGGATGAAGAGGAGGGAGTTAGTAGAAGCTCAAGGGTAGCAAGAGCATTCCATGCTCTGTGTGCAGCATGGAGAAGACCAGACTCTTGGTCATATTCTTCAGACGACATATTCAAGTCATGCCTTCCAAGAGCATCTTCATACCTATCCAAGCCGTTCTCAACCAGTCTCCAAGATCCTGGTTGGTTATACTTCTTCACTCCATAGGTAGTTACTTCAGCTACTGCTAACAACGCCCTTGAGAAGTCCTTCTTCATCAGGCCCACCATTGGTTTTCCTTCATCATACTTCTTATCTTTTGAGTCAGTCAACCTCCACCTCCATCAAACTCTTCAATCTCTTCTCGGCCAACACTAAACATCCATAGACCTCCAAGATCCTTTCATGGTCCTTTGGTGGTATCTTGGCTGTCCTCCCGATGTTGGAAGCTAGATCTTTCACTTCAGTTATTTTAGCTAGTAAGTCTTTCATTTCTTTGCCTCAAACAGGTCACAGCCTGATCCTATTACAGTTCCAATTATGGGGAAGCCATGCTCACTCAAACCGATGGCAGGTCTACAGTAAACTGGATAAGGAGCTTGGCAGTACATTATAGGCTTTGATGGTCTACCCATCATCTCTGGCGTCACTCCTGTTTGCTTCATGAAAGTACATTGAGGACACAGCACCTCTCCTATATTGATTCTCATACAAACCCCTTATCAATAGCCAGCCATTCAGGAATAGAGATCTCCACACCCAACACATCACCTTTCTCAGGCTCCTCTTCAATAAGGCTGAGAGGTATCCATTCCTGTACGTCACCGTCATCAACCAGGATAGCCATGGGCGTTCTCTTTAAAATATCAACTGTGATTTCAACTCTAAGCATTGTTCACAGCCTCTAAGCAATAGTTATAGGAATCAGCCTCAGTTTTATCGTGCCTGAGTTCTGAGAATCTTGAATGTTCCAGGCAGAAGGTTTCTCTGGATGATTTGTCAGTGGTGATTCCAGTGAACTCAGCAGTGATGATTCTGCCCACCTGAGACTTCCACCAATCCACTCCAAGGAACCGCTCCTCGTCTGAGAAGCCACCGCCAATCTTGGTGAGTATCCTGTCATCTTGGGTCTTAACAACCAGCCCACCTAAGGCTGAAGCATACTTGCCTTTCTTGTCCCCGTGGTAGGCATCAACAATCACGAACTCTGCCTCAGCTACAGGCTTCAACTTCACTCCAAACTTGCTACCTGAAGACTCATCTTTCCACTTGAGCTTGTTGATTACCTTGACCATTGCTCCTTCTTCTTTCCGCTCCCTACATCGCTTATAGAAGGCAAGGGCTTCTTCCTTAGTTTTAACAAATTCTGATTTGGAGAATTGGATCTTACTTCCTTTAATATGCTGATGAAATGGCAGAATTGTGTCCAACATCTCCAAATATGTGGTACTAGAATAGCCTCTGTTGAAATCCTCGACAGTGATACACCCCCAGGTGATGTACCTCACCTTATCTCTGTTGGCCCCATCACCTTCACCTGAAATGAACTTGTTGATGATTCCATTCCCAGTTTTCCTCGGGAGGAACTTACCATCAGGCCCAAGGACTAGAAGCTCGCCCATCCAGATAAGATAATCACCAAGGCCGGAGATCCATTCTTCAGATCTTTCTATGGCGCCATTGAGAGAGTAGCTACTGCCGTTGCGAGACAAGAATGAACCATCTGGCATGAGGTATGCGAAGGTTCCGTCATATTTTATCTGAGCAATTACAGTGTCACTCTCAAAATCTATTTTATCAATTGCCTTAAAGCTGGAGAACCGCTGGTAGGGAACTTCAAAGACCAGTCCAGGCATTACGTCATTGAAAGCCTTGGCTCCACACCCACACTTGAGATCTTTCTGTATTATCTTAGTGACTATTTCATAACCCCCATCAAATGAGGCTGCTAGATTGGACAACTCTTGAATGTCTTTATCTGTGGCTCCTCTTTTGGAGTCTAAGTCATCCAACTTTTTGAATATCTCCCCCACATAAACTTGTGTAATGGGTTTGCCTGTGACCAACTCAGTCACATTGAAAGACTTGTTCTGATCCAGAGCATACTTGACTACCTTCTGGAACAACTCATTTCCTGGCAAGTGCTGCTTGATGATCGCTGACTTGGCTTTGGTACTACCTACTGCTGCTATCTGGTTTATACTATCCAAGACTTGTTTCACTTTCTTTCTCCTCCAGTTAAAATTTTGTTTAGTATCAAATACCATTATTTACATAAGCATGGTGGTGGGCTTACAGGATTTCATCTGATTCATTAAATTTTCCTAAACTTAGGTCATTATTCACAGCGTCAACATAAACAGCAACCTGTCTACTCTTCTGTGCAAGTTTAGAGTCCGGCTTGAATCTGTCCAGGACTGTAGTTTAACAGGTTTATAGCAGCGTTGAGGTCACGATCCATCACTAAACCACAACTGCACTTATAAACTCTATCATTTAGAGTTAAATCTTTATCAATACTGCCGCACTTGCTACATATTTTAGAGCTTGGAAAAAATCTATTGGCTATTACCAACTCACCATGTCTAGCAACAGACTTGTAATAAAATTGTCTTCTTATTTCTGATAAAGACACATCGCTCAATGCTCTGGACAAATTATGATTCTTAATCATACCAGCAATATTAAGATCCTCAATCACAATCCTATTGAAGGTCTTTGTCACGTAGTCTGTAAATTCATTGATGACAGCAGACCTCTTATTAGACACTCGCCTATACAACTTAGAAATCTTTTTCTTATTACTCTCCCATCTGTTACTCCCTTTCTCTTTCTTAGCCAAAGACCTCTGTAGTTTGGCCAGTCTTTTTAACTCATTTTTCAGTGGTTGGTTAGCTTTAAAAACCTCCCCATTTGACAGGACGGCCATTTCTTTTATACCTAAATCAATCCCAACTTGGTTTTCGCCAGGAAATTTATTCAGGAATGGGTTACTACTCAACTTAACCAACACTGACACAAACCACTTCCCACCAATGCTAGCCACCGTACATGATCTTACCTCACCCTTAAACCGTGTACACTCCCTCATAAGTATTGTCTTATTTAAGCGAGGAAGTTTCAGCCTCCTCCCGTTAACATTGAACACTTCTTTTTGGCTTATAGTAAAAGAATCTCTTTGACCTTTCTTCTTAAACCTTGGGTACTTTGCTTGCTTCTTAAACATCTTTACAAAAGCACCCTTTAGATCTGCTATACAAGAATAGTAAACTTTGCTTGAAACTTCACCTATCCACGGGTGTTTATCTCGCAAAACCTTTAAGTAGAACCTGATATAATCTTCATCTGGCTTGAAGCCTAGTTTGTAGGCTTTATTCCATTCATTCAAGCAAGCGTTCCAAACAAATCTTTTTACTCCACAAGATTTCTTCAAAAATTCTTCTTGTTCTTTAGTAGGTCTTAGTTCTATTTTGTGAGATAGATACATTCTGTTCCTTTAAATACAGGTCAACAGCCCTGCGTATGTGTTCAGCAACTGTGATACCAGTGACCTCCGCTAACCCCTCCAGTAGCTTCAACTGTATAATTGAAAAATAAGTATTCTTTTTTCTCATGCGCATATCATACTCCTATTGCACTCTTATTACAACTACTTTGTTAATCCATCTCTGCTCTTACATAAAAGAAAACCTGGAACGGACTATCCGCTCCAGGTTTGCAGGACTTACTACACCGCAGCCCGATGAGAGTCTTTTGCCACAGAGATAGGAAAACATATACATTAAGATTAATACTTTGTCAATACTTTTGTATTAAGTCTCCGCTGTCTGATCAGGAAACCTGACCTTCAACATATTGTCCACAATTTCACTATACATTATCTCACCACTTTTACTGAGTATTCCATCTTGCACATACTTTCTAGCAGTATTATGAATTAGGTGCCAATCACTACAATCTGTCATGTCCAGTACGTAGCGTAGGGAAGCAAGTACCTTTGAGTCGTCCTCTTGTGTTTTCATTTCTTTCTCCCTCTAGATTTCTACTACCTGATCTGCGGCCATCTCCGACTGACTCTCATGAGTCACAATAAACTTCTGCCCTCTTATAGTTTGTATTGCTGCTAGTGCTGAAGCAGTCCTCTCCTCGTCCATGTCCCCGAAGGGTTCATCATATATCATGAAGCCACATGTAGGAGCAAAGATGTCTCTGACTGCTGCTCTCAAAGATACACCGAGTATAGACTTGGCGCTTCCAGACAAACGGGACACAGGTCTGCCGTCCGTTAGAAATCCTTTCTCAGACCTTTCAACCTTTGACTCAACTCCCCTCATCTCAGAGAAAGCCTGTTGGGTGTAGTCGAGAACTCTTCCCCATATCTGATTTAATACCTTCGGCTTCGCGTCTCTGACCGATTTTACGATCTTGCCATTACGATCCTCAACTCTAAGGTCCGACTCAGTTTGAATTATTGAAGCTACAACACGTTCAATATTCTTCTTATTGGTGGATATCTTAGCCTCAGCAGCCACAATCTCTTTCTCTTTGTTCAGGAGTTGGGTGTTGAGTTCTGTCTGGGCTTGTGACAACTTCTTTAATTTTATCTCCTCATCAAATATCTCCTTTCGCTTTTCGGTCAGGTCCTGAACCTCTCCAGCGTCTTTTAGCTCCAGTTCTTTTTCTGCTAGCTCTGCCTTAAGTCTGTCTATAGCAGAAGTCTTCTCCTTGATGACTGCTTTACAAGTAGCAGAGTTGAATACCGACTTCTGGTGATCAAACACAAGCTGCCTAGAGTCTTTCAATTCCTGTAAGCTAGGCTCTGTTGGTATGTCACCGTCTAGCGAGTAGGTGTGAGGTATGAGTTCACAATCAGCAGACACATACTCTTCATGGAGTTTAAACTCTCTTTCCAGCTTTTGGTGAGCAGCAAGGATCTGATCAAGGACCAACTTCTCCTCCTCATCTCCCTGTAGAGCTAGCCTGTAACTTCTTATCTTACTCTCCAAGAAACCTATATCTTCATCAATCTCCTTATTAATTGCCTCAACCTTATCCTTCACGTCTGTACCACACTTGGTACAAACTGTATCCACCTGGATACCCTTCTTTAGGGTTTTTATTTCTCCTTCAGTACTGGCAATAAGTTCCCTGGCCTTGACTATGTTTTTGTTTAACCCTGTTATAACTTTGACCAATGCCTCCTCAGACTCATCCCAGACAGCCTCAGCTGGCTTCAGGCTACTCACCCATTGGTAGGCTTTGTATCTTTTTTCCAGGGCAGGGAAGTCGTCTATGAAGTTGCTAGCATATTCAACCTCGCCCATTTCAAACGTGGGGACCCTCTCTAGCTCCATCTCAGCTAATACCAACGCCGCAGTTGAATACTTGATCTCTGACTTCTTGGTACTGACAGCTTTGGCCAGAGCTTCGATACTCTGGTTGGACAACTCAACCTTCTTGAGTTCCTCTTCCAGGATCTTTATGGCTGCTCTCTTAGCACTGACGTTGGCCTCATGTATGAGAGCCTTATCAGCGGCCAGCTCTTTCTCCAATGTGAGTAAGGCCATATCCGGTAATTCTTCTTGCTGATACCGAGTCTTTTCAGCTTCGAGATTTTCCAGCTGGGCTTTAAGAGCCTTGTCATTTCCAGTTGGGTAGGTCTCTTTGATTCTGTCAAGAAGCATCTCTATTTGGTCGAAGCCAGCTATATCCTCAATAAATGAAGTTATCTCCCCGTTTTTGCGCTTGATCACGCCCGCAGTGTCTCCTTGTTCTGACACAAGCACCATAGTTTCTGTGCCTTTGAATATTCCAAAGAGAGAGTAGAAGAAGTCACTCACCTCTTTCTGACCAGATATAGCTACTCCTGGCCCAATAACTGAGGCACTTGATTTTGTACGACTAACTGTGTAAGGTCCGTACTTGACTATTACCTTGAGGCTGTTGACTGGCTCGTTGTGATGGACTACGAAGTCGAGGCTTGAGTCCAATGTACTTGAACCGAAGAAGGCGTACAAAGGTGCCTGGATAACTGTAGTAGATTTACCCTGTTCATTCGCTCCTCTGACCACCACGAGGCCATCCACGAAATCCAGCTTCTTGTATTTGATAGCCCCGAAATTGAAAATCTCTATTGATTCTATATACACAATTTTACCTCCCCCCTGAACTCCTCATCCACATTCTCCAGTAGAAGTGACAGTATGTTAAATCCTGTGACTTCCTGCTTTTCAATCTCCTCCCTCTCGGGCGTCTGGACCTTGACAGCATTCGCTATGATGAAGGCATCACTGGTCTTCCGCAACTGAGCAATAGAACGAACTATCTGGGGATATTCAACTACGGAACAGTCACCTACTACCCTCACAAACTTGTGATCAGTAAGTCTGGTGTCTGACCAATGTAGCTCAATGTACTCTGCTTCCTTGTTGAAGGTTTCTATTGATTCAAAGGTTTTGGCCTCTGAGTCGTAGAGGAGACAGCGCTTTGATCCACCAAGACAATCGCTGATGGAGGTGGGGTAAGTACACCCCAGGATGTATAGGTTTTCCAGATCTCTGGCTTGGTGTTCGTGTCCAAGTATCAAGAAAACATTGCTCTCTTTCAGCTTCTGGTATTGCTGACTGGTGATGTTAAGGCTGTGGTCGGCGTGTTCAGTGAATGAGTTGTCAAAATTACAATGTAAGAAACATACAACATTGTCAGGTATTTCATCTACATACTGATTAAGTTGAGTCTGGTCAAAGCAGTGTGGGATGAAGTGCATACCATCGACTGTCTCCGGTTCGTTGAATACCAAGTGGGTTTCTGGCAGCAAAGCTCCAAGGAGTTCTAAGCTAGATATCTCGCCAACTCTAACAGCAGAGTTGGCGTCATGATTCCCTCGCAGTATTATAGCCTTCTCACCCCTAAGGGCTAGGTAGGTGTTCAGAAGCGTCTTCTCAGATACTGAGAATTTATCAAATATATCTCCAGCAATAATAACCTTGTCATGTTCAACTGTCTGGAGAATGTGATTAAGTCTATCAAACAAGTAGTCTTCAAGGGAGAGCCTACTGGCCTGACTACAGCCAGCTCTACGATCTGGAGCAAAATGTAAATCTGACAGAACAAGGTATTTCATTAAGACCTCCACCCCAATTTCTCCAACCCATCCTCAAGGCTCTCAATAATAAACTCCTCACTCAAAACCCACGAAGGTTTACTTGGATCAAACCAATCCACATCCACCATAAACAACTCCTCCAATTCGTGGAAGTGGACAACCACTGCCCCTTTTACACCAGCTGAACTCCACCTCTGCATCACAGGGAGCTGGGAAAACTTGTTGAGTCTCCTGGTCTTACCCTTCTGAGATTTGCTTTCCAAATAAACTGCCCCCCCAGCAATACATAGGAAGAAGTCCGCTGGTTGGGCTGGGATGTAATTTTTAGCAGCCCTGCCATCATGAAGTCGCCTCCAATGACGACTTGTGTCTGTATTCTTTTTCAACTCAGACTCAATTGCTTCCTCGAGATACTTTCCGCTGTTCTTCATACGCACTCCTCCATAATTTTCATTATCATCTCTTTATGCTCTTTCATCCACCCCAGCCAATCCTCCCAGCTGATACAGAATGATGGACCTTTGAAGCCTTGTTCTTCATACCACTCGACATAGGTCAAGTACCTCTCATGTTGATCAGCCTCAGCCTTGGTCTTGAATTCTAAATCATCTCTAGTGACGTACCTTCTTACACTTTTGGTCATGATCAGGACCTCCTTCTGTACTACTTACCAAATATCTTGAGTTCCAATAAGTCTAGCTGGAACACCTGTCAAAGCTTCAAACTTCTTAGCCAATTTCTTCACCTTGATAAGCCACTCACCTTCTATGTCACTTACCTTAACGTCAGACACCCTGAATCCTATTACGTTGTACTCTATATCAGCATCGTAGAACTTAGACATTCTCTCTAGTTCCACTTCCTCTACCCATTCACTCAAATCCCCTTTAAATCCTGAAGGAGTTTCTAGCTTATGTCCTAGCTCACCAACTATCATCCCGCCATCGTAATCAATCCCCATCTTTAACCCTCCATTTACCACTTAAATTTTTAGAACATGTGACCACCGTCTTGTCAACCAACACAGCAATAAGATCACCGTGTTGGAAATACCTAGCCTCATGTAGTCTGTTGTACAGAAGTGAAGCTACTTTATTAACTGGAGTAACCTCTGTGCCGTGGGTTAGCATCTTTAGGATACTCGTCTCTACTACCCTGTCGTCTAAGTCGTTCCTCTCTCTCCTTTGTTTAAACCTCTCAACAGCATGGGCTGTTATTTTTATATCTGATGGCACCCGCCGTTTCATTTTACCCATAAAATCCGCTGACTTCTTAAAGCAATCAATAACCTCACCACCACTCATAGCTATTTCTATATCTCCGCTAGTTGAGTAGTAGAAATCTATCCCATCTTTATTACCTTCATACACACCGTGCATCAGTATCTGAGCAAATTTTTTGCTTATAACCAACTCACTCTTCTTGCTGCCAGTAATCCTCCTGTAGCTTTCTATAGCTACAGGAGAAACTGACCAGCCAAAGTCTGACTGTCTCAAAGGTTTCACGCTACCTCCACCATAGCCTCAAGTACTTCATTAATCTTACCCTCGTCCACTTGATTGCCTATCTCTTTCAACTCACCGAAGTTGGGGCCAATCTCAATCGAGGACTCTATCTCAATACCAAAGTCAGCATACTTCATAGTCATTATTGGGTGGACAGCCTTGATAAAGTCTAGCACCTGACTCCTCTTCACTGAGAAGTTTATCTCATCATGTACTGGGAAGAGGAAGTAAGCCTCGAACTTCTCAAGGATCTTCTCTTTCCAGATCCTAGCCAGGATGAGTTTTATCTGTGAAGCAGCACCACCCTGGATGGCAAAGTTCAGAGCAGACCTCAACTCATGGTTGTCTTTCCAGCTTCCGTCCAACACCAGATGCTTCCTACGTCCCATTGGCTCCACAGCGTAACCAAGCTCCCTGTGCTGATCATTCATCTTACCCTGCCATATGGGTACGCCAGGGAACATCCGCTCCTTAGCGTCCAGCATTGACTGAGCCTCACTCTCAGTGATGAGCAGATCCTCAGCCAAGGTAGCAGCCGTACCACCGTACTGTGACAAGAAGTTAGTTGGTTTAGCTTTCTTATTTCTTACTTTAACCACATCTTTGTGAAGTGGGTGGCTGTCATCCTTTCTAATCCTCATGAAGGCTTCGTAATCAAGCGGGTCATGATCTATTGCCCAGATACCTACTCCGGTAATCGAGTGGATATCACGTCTCTCACCAACAAAACAAGAGAGCATGTTCTCATCTTGAGAGTGCCAAGCTGCGTGGGCCAGCTCTTGAGATGAACAGTCAAACGACACCCATACATGGTCATCCTCCAGAGGCACATAAGCCCTACGGATGAGACTGATCTTAGAAACTTGGCTGACATTTGGGCCGCTTGGCGTAGCTCTACCGGAGGTTGCCATGGCTTGCCCTGGTTGTGGGTGGACAAAGCCATCATTCCAGTGTGGCATGTTCTGGTATGGTGTGAAGAACAGGCTATCCTCAGTCAGGCAACTCTTAGCTCCTAAGATATTGTGGAGCAGGAGTTTCTCTTCCTCACTTCTAGCATCGTACATTATGGCATGTTTTAAAGCTGTATCATCTGAGGCTGGATTTCCCTGAGTCTGGCCAGCTTCTTTCTGCTTGTCAGTGAGTTTATTTCTGATCCTAATTGGGTATCCTAATGCCTCATACAACAGGTACGTCAGCTGCTTTGGGGATCGCAGGTTCAACTCAGGTTTTGGTGAGAAGCTGTATTGGGTCAGAGTGTTGAGCGAATCAAGCCCTAACTCAAGAGCGTCAGCGAACTCAACCTCACCCTCCTCTCTTACCTTATCCACTATCTTCTCAATCTTTCTGACTGAGGTCTTCAATTCCCTGCCACAATAAATCTGGAATAGTCTCTTAATCTCAGCTGGTGTTAGCTCAGTGGCTGGCTCAAAGACACACCCTGGCCACCTGTGCTTTGTGGTAGTGTACTCTGGACCTTGTTTAGCTAACTCTTTCATAGCAGCTAGGTTTTCTACAGTGATCTTTACCTGCTCCCTTACTATCTCTTCTGAAGTCTCCCACTCCATATCCTGGAGGAAATCTTCAATGTTACAGAGAGTCTCTTCGTATACTACTGAGTTCTTGGCCTGGAGGTCTTTGATCATCTCCAAGTCAAACTTCACACCAGTCAGGAAGCTCTCAGCGTGGAGGAACTGAACTGGCTGATCCACATTGATGTAGGAGTCCCAAGTTCCCTCATACTTCATGACTAATTCAGCGTGTCTATATAGTGCAGAAGTCACGACGGAGTCATCACATCCGTAGCTCAGTACCTCCTCTCCAGTCATTTCCCTCATCTGCTTATTGGGTACTTCATCGTCGGCCATGAGGTCATCAAATCGCACTTGGTCATAGTCCATCAGTGACTTTGAGCGATCCTTTAAACCATATGGGGAGTTCTCATCCACGTAGCCAGCCATGATCCTTGTGTCGTAGGTTGACTCAGGGAGATAGCCACGATCAAACTTCAGTTCAAAGTGGTTTCTGAGTACAGGCAACTCATAGATAGCGTTGTGTACCAGACAAGGTTTGTCATTCGGTAACATGTTCAGGATTTCTCTAGCCTGATCTAGGCTGATGTTGTCAGTGTCCTTGTGGTCAACTGGGAAGTAATAGGTCTTGTGGTTATTAGATCCTGTGTTGATGGAAAAACCCGCCAGCTCTGCTCCAAATACATCCAGAGGTCCAGTCTTTTTGTTCTTGGACTTGTTGGCTAGTGACCAAGCTAGTCCTTCTGGGGTCATGGAGGTTTCTATATCTAAGCTGGTACAGGTGGCAGCAGCGTTCTCTCGCCTGAGCTGTGCTATGAATTCAGGGGTAAGCTTGGCTTTGGTTACTAACTCTTGCTTAGGTTCCCATTGAGGTAGGTCTCCATTTCCTTCAGGGTAGAGCATTTTGTATTGTAAGCCTGTGTAACCGGGGTGGTAAAATTTCACGGCCTTATAACTGGCATAGATAAGATCCTTACTGTCAATTATTTTCTGGAAAGGTTTGAAGTCCTTTACATGTGGCTCCAATTCTTCAAGACACTCTTCCTTGGTCATCTCTAAAATGTCATCAAGGCAGCTGTCTCCGTACTTAGCAATCATGTCTATAAATGCTTGATTTCCGTAACCTTTTGCCGCCTTCACAGAATCGCTCGGATCACCCACCAAACTCTTGTATACAACAATGTGTTCCTTCTTTATCCCAAAGAATTTATCGGGATTAAGTTCGTCGTTGTGGAAGAAGTTTGCTGGACATGCTAACAAATCTTTGTCGGTGCTCCAGATTACTGAATCAATACAACTACTTAATGCATTTATAATATCGTCTGCCTCAACCCCTTCCTTAGATGTAGAGATGGCCCCGTATTTCAGCAGTGTCTCTTCAACCGTATCTTGGAGCTTTACAAACTCAGTCATGAACTCAGGTGGCCCTGGTTTTCTTACTGAGTATTCAGGTATGAACTGTCTTCTAAAAGCCTTCGCGTTCTTCCCATCTTTTATCAGTATAGCTTGCGATGGAGTGAGGCCCAAAGTAGCTAGTGTCTTTTCGAACGATGAAAGAAAAATGAAATAGGCTTCCCGACTATCCCCTACCTTCACCTGTTTTTCTTCGAACAGAACTAGCTTAACGCTATCAGTATTGATGGCGGCGTATAAACAAGCCTTTAAAATAGATGAACTGTCAATTAAAAGTCTCTTCATCCTTTTATCTCCTGTATTTGGTGAGGTAAGTTATGTTCCTTGATGTAGTTATTTCTAGTGGTAACTGCTTGTTCAGCAGTGAAGAAACTACCTAGATGTTTCCTCTTCCTAGACAAGGGTACGTCTATTCCTGTTATGTAACTAATGTAAGTACTATATCTTTTGTCATACCAAACTCCAGTATACCCTGTTTTGTTTCTCCTCTGCCTATCTGAATTATGTGTATTCACTTGCGGTGTTACAAACCTACAGTTTTCTGGGGAGTAACCTTGTGAATTATCTCTCCTATCTAATTGCAAATTACTGCTCCAGCCATTAACATTGGCCCAATCTATAAATTCCTTAGGGTTATGTTTCCACTTATCACAAACCTCACGACCTTTAGCAGAATACAACTCATACCAGGGGTTATCTGGATTTTCACATCTGGATTTCATGTTTCTCCACACTTGAAATAAGGAAAATCTTGACATCCCGTGAGATGTTTTAGCTTCAGCCGCTCGCTTTTTAGCATAACAACCACAGGAGTTGGTGTGGCCACCCCGTAAATTCTGCCTTGTTGTTATAGTAGTTCCACCACAGTTACATAGACACAACCACTTTCTATGTCTGCTCTTACCTTTCATTCTCCTGGCCACTTTACATATAACCAGCAGCTTATTAAATCTTTTTCCTGTTATATCCTCAGCTTTACACATTAAACAAGATTTAACATTATTATCTCCAGTCCTTAACCTGTTACCTGTAGTTACGTACTCCCCACCACAGTCACACTCGCACCTCCACTTGGCGTAATTACTATCACTTTCCACTCTCTCAACCACAACTAATTTACCATACCTATTTCCTACCTCGTTTTTTGTCGCGCTCATCTTTCTCCTCATTCCATTTTCTACTTTGACATTGTGGACATTTCTTTGGGTTATCGACCATAGGAACCCAGAGATTGCCGCAGTTTTTGCACTCTAACTCTACTACTAATCTTGTTCTCATCTTTAATACCTCCGTTAATATTATAGCACCACCTACAGGTTGTAAACAAAAAACTTAAAAATAGCCTAAAGAAGTATTAATATCTTTAGGCTACTTTCTCAGATGTGACTGAGTGTCAGTTCCATGTCTGGGTCGTGACCTGACTGTGCCTTTAACCACCTTAGGTATGACCAACTAACCTTATCTATTGGTGTACCCCGAAATTTTCCATAAGGCATTGTTTTAAATCGCCTTGGCACCTTCAGCCACTCAACTATTTCCAACAACGTCATGTTATGGCCAGATAATGCTAGCCCCTCTATCATGTAGTCCAAGATACCTATGACCATACGGACATCCAAATTAGCACGGTGTCCTAGACTTGGGGGTAGCTCACAATAAGCATTCAGTACACTCAACTTGTGACTTTCCGCATTAGGTAATAGTCTTCTGGCCAACCTCATAGTACAGATCTCATCCACGATATTCATATAAGGCTCAACCAGTGGTCTGTCGAACTTAGTATTGTGGCAAATCAAAACCACCTCGCCATCAATCCAAGGCAACTCATGGATCTTAGGAGCATCAACCAACATCTCATCCGTTATGGCATTTACAGCAGAGGCCCCAGGTTCCATAGGTTTCATTGGGTTCACAATGGAGGAGAACTCTGATACAACATTGAGATCTTCCTCTATCTCGCTCCAACCAATCTCAGCTACTCCTGGGTCTACTAGGCCAGTTGTTTCTGTATCGAGAACCAGATATCTAGGCATTTGCCAGCTCCGCAATCACCTTCTCCCTAGCATCGTGATCTTGGATATATTTTTTCATCTTCAACTTACTTCTTGCCTCAGCATACTTCTTCACAGCGTCTATTTCAGCAGCCGTGGTGCTATCATCCATTCGACCAACAACTTCCTCAATTCGTTTCTTAATTTCCTCCAGGAACTCCTCCTTCTCAGTACCAATAAGGAACAACTCTTCCTCAGCTTCTTTGATGGTCAACACTTTTAAGTCTTCCATGTTATCTCCCTCCCCCGTTTAATTTATCAACAGCTAGCCTGAGACTCTCCTTGGAGTTAAGTGTCAGAAGCATTGCTTCTTCACTACTAAAGCCGTTGTCCATGTATCTCTTGTAGCAAGCAGTGGTCAAATCAACACTACCTAAAACCATCTTCTCCATCAGCCCGTAAATGAATGGTGAGAACTTCCCTACAACCTCAGTAACCTTTTCAGCAACTGGTAGAAACTGATCAGCCTCTTGTACAAACTCCAGAATCTCTAGAATTTCACTCTGTGTAAATTTCATCTCTTCTCCCACATATTTTTAAAAGAAAGTGGGCCATACAAGTTTAAACCTCGGTCACTGTATTAGCTGGCTGGCTTATCAAAGATATTGTATGGCCCACAGGTTCAGACTACATAGACACAGGGCTGTAACCGTTGATAACATCCATCGGAACAGTCTTGAAGTTGAAGATAGTGTAGTTGCCGCTATCCCCAGACTTAGGATCTGCCTCAAGACGGATACAATCCTGATGGGTCTTAGCCATCAAGCCTCTCATGATAAAGAGAGGGGCTTGCATGGAGAAGGCTTTCAACTGCTTCATGGCTGTGGGTGAGACAGAGATCTGAACGATACCCAGCTCATTGGCTTTGTCAGCGTTGGCATCAGAATTGAAGATCACACCGAAGATGTCACGATACTTGGACACGGCGTTGAACTCGTAGACCTTACCAGTCTTGGGGTTGAGGAAGAGTGGATTACCTTTGGTGTCAACAGCCTTCTGGATCGACTCGATATAAGACTCAACCGTGATTGAGTTACCCTCACGGTCGATGATATTCTTACCATCGTAGGAAGCACGACAGAGCTTCTTGGCACCCTTATCATTCTGTTCAGCCACAGGTGTGACCATCCAGCGATCAGACAGGGACAGGACTTGAACGTCGATGTACTTACCGAAGATGATTCCACCAGCGCCAGAGACACAGGCAGCACCGTTGGAGCCGACGATACGGGGGAATAGGTTGCCAAATTCCTCCGGGTTGAGCTTGTTCTCAAGCGACATGAGGGACGGGGCGATACGCTCACCGACTACGGCTACTTCCTTTGGGGCGCTTACGGCTACTTCAGTTGTGGTTTCAGTCATGGTTTCTTCTTCCTTTTGGGTTTCTTGGTTAACAGTTGTTTCTTCAGTCTCGGTTTCTGGCATTGTGGTCTTATTGGTCCTGAGTCCCATGGTTTGTGTCCTTTCTAGTTTTAGGTTATTGGTTGGTACAGCGTATTAATCTTTATATCCTAGTGGTGGTAGTATGTCAATCCTTATCTTCTTCCTCTTTTAAAGTTTTACTTGTTAAGTTCAATCCATGAGTCTCCAGCCTCCTTGTCGTTGCCTATTCCTTTTCGTGATGCCTCGAATCCCGCAAACTTTGCCAAGTCTTCAATTTCTTTCGCTGTAAGTATTATTTTTTCGCCCATATTCCGCTCCATTTTCAGTACCGGTCAAAAACCAATACTACTTTCAACTATGCCACAAAACCACCGGCAATCGTGAAATTGCCGGGTTAGTTTGATTCAGGCCACATTATACCGGCTCGGTGCCTGACATTATTCAGCTTCAAAATCCTCATGAGGCCATCCGCAACCCTCACAGTAAGGCTGATCTCCTCGCGGCCATTTTATACCAGTATCGCTTTTACACCTGGGACATTTATTTTTGTGCATTTCAAGGTGGGTGCTCACATCCCGAACTGCCCTACATTTATCGACACTTGGGCACAGCTCGCTGCAATACTCCAAGAGTGGTCCGGCCATGTCACAACTGCAATCATAAGGCTCGCCATCCGGGACAGCCTGGACAGAGCAGTTATGGCATGGACAATATTGATAGTCTGTATTATTAAAGGGCATATTAACCTCTTAGTCGTTTCTGTATTCATCGAGTGCGGAGTGATTTCTACTTTCATATCTCTCCCCTCAACTCCTTAAACACCTGTTCACGAGTCTTAGGCTCATCCATAACCATGTTAGCCAGCAGGTCATCAGATAAAGCACCAGCTGCTCTAACTACTGCTCTCATAAGATCATCCTTCTCGATAATCCTTTTGAACAGCGACTCCTGGATAGTCTTACGAGCTACTGTCAGAGTCACAAAGACAGTCTCTTTCTGGCCTTGTCTGTGGCATCTCCCCACTGACTGTAACAGATCCCTTGGAGTAATTGGCAACTCTGGGAAGAAGACTTGCTGACACATCGGTAAGTCTAGTCCAACTCCTCCAGATTTCGGGTTGGCAGTGACCCCATGTAACTGACCTCCCTTGAACATCTTGATATACTCTTGTTGTTGTTTCGCTGTTATGTCACCATAGATTCCTCCTATCTTATATCTGTTCATGATCTTGGTATTTGTCATTCTGTAGTTGGCAAAGATCAGGTACTTCTTTACAGCATGTACCAGCCCGTCTAGGATCTCCACTCCTACGGGGTCTTTTTCATATCCCATGTGTTCTGGGTTCAGGACTATCTTCTGGCTCCAGTTATACAAGGCTCCGGCGCCTAACGCGTCAATTGATTCAACACCCTCCATCTCTATGTACCTTTCATCTATGAGTTTGTCGTAGAGAGCTTGGTGTTTCGGATCTAGGTCATAGACTATAGTCTTGAATATTAATGGTGGGAGATCTAAATGATCCGTGGTCAATCTCCTGGTTGCTCTGAACAATAGGTTGTCATTTAGAAGGTCAAGGTTTTTATACTCACTTGGTGCATCAAAATGGTCCTCAGATTTTACGTGAAGCCTATAGAATTGTGAATAGTTTTCATATATACCTGGGGAAATTGTTTTGATCAAGCCGTAGGCATCGGCAGGTTTGTTAATTGGAGTGGCGGTAAGGATTGATATTCCTTTGTTGAGTTTTGGATAAACTGTTTTCGTTGTTTCCGGCATGAGTTTTCCAGGAACCTTCTTAACCTTCTCAACTACCCCTCCATTTATCATTTTGTAAAGTAAGTTATTTGGATTGCAGAGTATGGTGCCCTCATCCACAATCCAATATACATCATCTCGTTTCAAGATTTCATAGTCCTTCTGAAAGATCTGGAATGACATGATAAGAGCATCCACATCTCTATCTATCTTGGCTCTGGTTTTAGGTGGACCTCCATAGATAGTTGCCTTCAACCCCATCTTGGTTAGAACTTCATACCATTGATTCACCAACGCCGCAGGCGTGAGAACATAACAGGAGTAGTAATTCTCTATGAGAAGCTTGTAAGCTCCTGTAATTGCTGAACAAACTGATTTTCCCAAACCAAGATCTAGCCACCACCCAAAGTTTGGTTCTGAACAAGCTCTGTTGATGTCAGCTACTTGGTAGTCATGCAACTTCCCTTTGAATGGTAAATTTATTTTTTCTAAAATAATTTCCACGGGTGTCTTAATCCTCATACCTCTTTACTCCTATGTAGTAAGCAGACTTCCAACGATCCGCCGACTCCTTCCAGTACTCTGATCTTTCCTTCCAGAACTCTATAAACCCATCCTTTCTGTATGAAAAGTATATTGGGATAGCCATGGCAACAGCGATCATGGCACCTAACAAAATGTCACTTGTTCTACCCGCCACCAGATACCCTATAGCAGCACTGCACACCAGCTGAATAACAAGCCAGATCATTCTTCTACCTCCATCTTGTCAGCCATATCCCACAACTCCTGGACAGTTTTGTCAGTCAACTTACTCAGCAGCTTGAAGTTACTGTCGTTGGCTTTGTCCAGTAGTTCTGATTGGACTTTGAATTGTACCTGGAGCTTTTTATACTGTTCCCCCTGTACATAGGTGGCAGTAACTGAAGCACATATAGTCAAGCCTATTAGCACAGCCATGATTGGGTCTTTGTAGAAAGATAAAATGTAACCTGCTGAACCCACACCTATGATTATCCCTAACACTAGCATAGTCATATCAAACCTCCTTACAAAATTTCTCTGCCTTCTCCGAGTCAAGCCTACAGAAAAATCTAGAGAAATCCTTCTGCATCAACTGCCACTTTTCCCAGGCATAATTCTTATCATCATCAGGAAAAAGCAGTTGCTTGAACTCGTCAAAATCCATATTGTATGCCTTGACACAAACCTTCCTCACTATTTCTGCCTCAGTCATCTCCGTAGCCTCCAGTTAATCTCTTATCACAAACAGAACATCTCGACCTCTCACCACCAAACTTCAAAGCCATGGACTTACGAAGCTCGTAGTTTCCACAGATACATCTGACCACCCACCTCTTCTTGACACTTCTTGACATCCCTAAGACCTTCAACGACCCAACCTCGAAGCCTGTATAGTCTATGAAGTTGGGGTTGATCTTGACTTGCTCTGGAACAGACTTGGTAGGCAAGGGGAATCTTGATATGATGTGGTGTCTTTCTTCTTTGTATTTAAATCCTTCTATGGTTCCCACAACCTGTATCATATCTCAACTCCCTTGATCATACCAATGATAGTCTGGTCACGCTTGGTTAGCTTATAGCCATTGGCAGCAGCCCATGTCTTGGCCCTGGCTTCTATTATCAACTTCAAACCGCCTTCGTCCCCATTGAAGAACTTACAAAGCTCCAAATGGCTGAGGATGTTCTTCTTAACTTCCTCCAGAAACTCCAGAGGATTTAAATTCCTGACCATGTTCCCAATCAGATTATTTCCTATGTAGTTGGTGATATCCTTCTTCGCCGCTTCAAGGGTAGCGAATTGAGCTGGCCTGTCTCCCTTTTTCACGCTGCTAGATTCCCACATATATGGAAGCTTTGAGGTAATAACTAAGAGATTCCAAAGGGCTGGGTCATTAACATGTTTTAAGTCCCCAATTCCTAGGATCAGCTCCTTCATCATCTTGTTCTTGAATGGTAAATTGAGGCAGTAAAACTCCTGAGGGTGGGGTGCGTAGTTAATCATTAGTAATCTCCCTTAAAAAACCATTCCTTAATTAGTCTCACTATCTTCATCTCATTTTCCTCCAGGCAGTCCCAAAACAATCTTCTCGGCAGCTCGTTATTATTTATGTCAACCAGATAGCCGTCAACCGCCTCAAAATACTCAGGCAGGTATTCAAAATTAAAAGTCTGTTTCTGTTCTGGTACGTGTTCAAACTCCGTCACCACCAGTAACATGTTGTCGTCAATTTTCACAGGTATGGTACAGATCATCTCCTCCTCCCATCAAGCAGCTAAAAGAACAAAAGCAATGTGCCACTCATCAGCAGCTCCTGTCTCCCAATCAACTCCAACATCAACTATCTGTAACCTATACAACTCACCATGTTTTATGGCTGGCCTGATACTAGCACCCTCTCCTATAGCAATGAACTCCCTGAGATCGTCCTCCAAATAGCCACAGCACTCACAGCCCCGGCAAGACTTTGTTCTTAGGTGGCGCATAGTCACCTTCTCTACGTAGTTACCTGAACTATTGAGAAACATATTTACATTGCATCGATAGATCTGTCCCTTACACTCTGGCTTATTATATTTTTCTTCTAATAGATCAAACACATCCTCCTCCCATCAAGCAGCTAAAAGATCCTCTAGAATTGTGCCTCCGTCTTCGATGTACTTGGCCCTGAACAATGCCTTGGTAGCAGAGTAGCCAAGAGAGTACAACACCACTGCTAGCTCATTCTGGTCTACATCCTCCACTCTATGTTTCAATAATTTATCCAACTCTCTCCCACCATAGTCCCAATAAACTATGTGAAGTACCTTCTGCTGAAATCTCACCGGCAGGGCATTTACTTTACCAACCCAGTATGTTAATGGCTGTTTGGCTAGTAGCTTGTGTCTTTCTATCTCCTTCTCGATTATAACCCTACTGGTATAAGAAACTCTGTGTACCCTGATACTCTCTGATCTATTCAGAGAACTCACCAGACGTTTCTCCCTCCTGGCCCTCTCCACCGAGAGGGCCTCCTTCTCCATCTCACCAATCTTCTCTACTAGATTAGCAAACATGAGCTTTAGCTATTTTATGAGCGCAAAAATCAAAGTGATACCCGTCCACTCCACCACAAAGAATACAAAGATAATCCCCATCTATATCCTTGTAGAACTTACCCCTTGTCCAGGTGTCAAATACTTCCTTCGCCACAGTCACCGTCACTTCACTTTCGTTTTCGCGCATTTTGTCCAGTCCCAGTTAATTAAATTATACAGAAAGTCCAGCATTTCATTGCCTTCATCACAAGCTTCATGATGCCAACCAGCCGGGTCTACAAAATTTTGAAGTGTCTCTAGCGGCTCGTCAAGATACTCAAGGAGCCTTCTCTTCTTCTCCTGTTTAAAAGTTATTCTCAAATCTTCCTTTAGTCTTCCGGCTATAAAGACTAAAGTCTGGACCTTAATCCTTTCCTCATTTTTATCTAGATAAGCTCCCCACTCCCTTAGGAGTAGGATTGATTTCATTCTTTCTTTGAAGTCATCGTTATGTTCTTCCGGCCATTCCTCTAAAACCTTATACGTGTCCATGTATATCTTTGAGCACATCCTTCTCATGTCCAATCTTGAGAAGTACTTATGGGAGTCAAGCTGCTTGAAACAACCAGCTATGACTCCCATCATGGTCATGGTCTGGCGGTAGGATTTAGACATAGAAGACGTACTCCCAGGCTATCCATCTATCAACATCATCTCTACCTGTTATGAGTGCTTCTTTTTTTGCAACAGCTCTTATGTAGCCTTTCTTCTTTCTGGTACTTGGTAGAATGAATCTCACTTCCTTACCTAACAGATCCCCCCCCACCCTCTCATGAATTATCTCATCTGTTCTCATACTCACACCCCGTGAACTCCTACGAACTCCTCCTTATCACCTAATGCCTCTTCACTCACCTTTATCTTGTCTACATTCAAACAGTCAACAATACTGAAGTACTGCTCATACAAGTGGAGACCGTCACTGAAGGCTATAATAGGTCCATCATCAACATTGAATTCCATATGTGACCACACATACTCCTTCAACATCTGAAGCCCTCCAAGGTTCTCAGGCAGGCCAGCGTAGAGATCCCAAGACCGGAAGTAGACACACATCTGGAGCTTACCTTTTACTACCTTGAATGAAATAGATCTGAGACAAGGTGGGTCGGACAGGAAGGTAGTTGACACATCACCAATACAAATAGTTGCCTGATTAGTGTTACCTTTGGAGTCGTTCAACAGAACAATTATCTGGTCAACTTGCTGGAGTATAAACTCCCCGTATGTGTAAACTTCGTTTGGCTCCTTCTCTCTCCCTACAATATACCTCTGAAAATATTTCTCAATCTTCTCCTCAGAAGTGGGCGGTGGTATTCCTGGGGGAGTTATCGGAGCGTAAGGATATGTTCCTGGGTCTGTTATGAATCCTGTGAAATATGGGAGTTGCTTCCTGATCTGGCCTACATAACTTCCACCCTTTACCAGGAAGTCTTCTCCTTTCTGAACACATAGGGACATTGCTTCCCGCCATAAAGAGTCTATGGTTGGAGCTTTTACAAAATTTGTCTCAAGGTTTATCATCGCTGTATCCTTACTCCTAAGGCTCCTAAATTAATAGGAGCCTCCTTAATATTAATTCTTCCAGAAGAGGATCTTATTTCTCCACTTTCTGACCGTCCAACCCAAGAAAATACCAGCCATAAATAGGATAGTGTCTATGATCACTTGAGTAATGTCTCCTTATAGTTTAAGACCAAGTTAGAGAGCTTCTCCAACAGCTTTGGGTCAGCCTCTGATCTTGCTACAACCACGGCGTCAACATAAATAGTCTTTACTTTGTCAGCGAAGAAACCTGACTCAACCTTAAAATTATCAAAACGATACACCGGCTTTCCGGTTGGCTTGTAGACATTATTAAGATTACTGTCGTTAATGTTGATCATCTTCAAGCTCTTGTTCTTCATGACAGTTTGAAGGAGGTCGTTCTTAGCATCAGGTCTAGCCACCCACATCACAGCATCTAGTCCGGAGTCTGGTGAAGAGGCAAGTTTACCTAGTGCTCTGTTACCGCTGGTAAAAGACACAGCAGATTCTTTGTACCCAGGCTCCAGTTGTCTCATGTAATCCCAGGTCACTACAGAGCCAGTACCCTCTTCACCTATAGCAATTACCGCTCCTTTCTTCTGGAGGTCATCTTCAGATTTGACCTTACCTTCTTTGTTGACAGCCACGTAGACACACTCCTCATAGAGTGGGCCGACCACCTCCACAACTTGAGCAGCTCCAGGATTCTGGGTCATGTAAAAGGCTAGGGCGTCCATCTGTACCATAGCAATATCAGCCTCTCCTTTAACCAACCTGTCCAGATTCTCAACTGAGCCTTTGGACTCCAGTACTTTGTCCTTACTCATGCCCAGACCAGCTGCAATATTGTGACCTACTTTGTAGTAAGTCCCAGTTGATTTTCCAGTAGAAATTCCATCAGCAGCACACACTGACGACACCAACAAACCAACAACTACCATAGCCATAATCTTCTTCATGTTGTCTCCGTTTTAATGTTTTACTACATTAGGTTGTTCATCCTTAACCACAGGCTTAGTATCTTTAATCCCTAGGCTCCTTTCCAACGTCAGCAGGGCCATAGCTACTGAGGCTATGACAGGCCCACCTATGTTGTCGTAAACATCACATACTTTGCCTAGCTGTTCTTTACATAGCTTTACAGCCGCTTGTACAGCTGGAGTCTGCTCTGATAACATTCCCTTCATGAGCAGCATTGATGTTCTGGCCAATTTCTTTTTCTCTTCTTCTGTGTCCATTGTCTCCACCCTTTATAAAAGTTTATGGAAAAATAATACCACCATAAACTTTAGACGTAAATATTTAATTGTATTAAAATACAACTATGGTACTATTTAAGAGTCTCCTTCACGCCTCCTCCCTAGGCCGCTGGCCTCCAGAGCTTGTTTCTGGAGGCCAGTTTTTGTTTCAGATTACATTATTCAAATCCTCCAGGCTGGACCAGCTACCCTCTTCACTTTGGTGAACAGTCAGTGCCTTAACACTAACCTTCTTAGGTGGCCTTTCTGGACTGATTTTAAACGCCCACCACTCTGAACCATCGTACTCAGCCCGCTCCATCCACCACCCCTCTCCGACAATAATCAAGTTAATAGCAACCTCTTGACCTCCGTAGCCGTTGTCGTAGTCTGTATCAGCCAAGACCAGAAAATTTTCTTTAGATATTTCTATGTTTCTGGTTCCAATCCAAACCACATCGTCTATGGTCTTTTTGTTGCGTTCCAATTCTTCCAGTGTTTCTTTTAATAAGTTCATACCATCACCTCACCAACCAAGTTTCACCGTCAAATTCCACAGCTGTATAATCCATCTGTACGTCTCTAGCTGTAGCCTCCCAGTCAATCACCAACCAGCTTGGTATATCTCCTGCTATATCTTCAGTCAACTCCTGTACGTATTCCTCAAAGCTGTCCTCTCTGACCAAAGTACAGTCGTCGTCGATTGAGGTGAACAGTTGCTTTAGATCGTCCAACCTCTCCTGATTGTCTCCCTTCCAATCCTCGATTTCCTCCTCCTTGGCTTTTATTTTCTCTTCCATTTCCCTCTCTTCTCCGAGAGATACTTCCTCATCCTCTCTCATTTCAGCCAGTTCATCAACGAGATCCTGCCACTCAGCAGTTATTGATTCGAGATCATCTTCTAGTTGTTCCAGTTCTTTCTGTAGGTCTCTGCTATCAAGTGTGTGGATCATTTGTCTTCTCCTTCAAACTTTATGAATCTTCCCTTTTCAACACTCCATACTGCTTCAAAACTTAACTTATTTAAATCCTCCGTGGCTTCTGTATCTTCCTCACTGCAACTAACCCACCCCTTGCCACGTACAAACTTACAATACCAACCGAACTCTTGACATTCAAAAATTCCTGGCCAGTGTCCTGTCCAAGGTAGTCTTGGGTGGATGTTTTCGGGACAGCCACATGATATATACTGACCTCCACACTCAGCACACCTCTCCACATCACAATAGTTGTAATGAATCTCTCCTATTCCAGCCCCGCAATCAGGACAGTTAGGGGTTATGTCTCTGGTCATTTGTTGTCTCCCTCAAACTTTCTCTTGAGTTCTAAGTATTTTCTTCTCTCCTCTTCCTCAGCGTACTTCCTTCCTCTAGCCTCTTTCTTCTCCCTCGCTGCCTCTTCCTCGTCAGTCTCATCTCTGTAGTAGTATATTTCTACTGTAGAGAACCCATATTCACCACAATCATTACAAGATATTTCTAACTCAACACTACTCCTATATTCCTCCGGCACACTCTCCAACCACTCATTAAACTTCTTGGTAACAACAGCCAGACCCCCAGTTAGATTTCCTATACCCCCGGCAAAAACTTCTGCTCTCACTTTCTTTTTCATTTCGACTCCTCCACTAAATCACAGTAGGCTCTAGCCACTTCCTCACCGGCATACCAAGCCAGACAATTCATAATCTGGTCAGCGCACTCACCTTTGTAAGTGTAGATGACTTTGGCTATTTCATCCTCCCTCACTTCCAAACTCTTCATACAGTTGAACGAGGCAAACATGGAGAACATTCCCTCGTAACCAATGTCTCGCCATTCATCTTCGGCCAGCTCCAAAATAGCAGCTCTATTTTTCTTGAAGAAGGCTACTGTGTCGGTGTAGTAGATGAAGCCATGGAAGCCACCATCAATTCCATGGTTGGTGATATCAGGTGCTGATTGCTGAAATGATTCCCACCCTCCGAGTTGAGTGATTACTGATCGTACAAGTTTTGCTGGAATGTTGGTGTTTTCTGTAAGTTTTTTGATTGTTATATTCATTATTTGTCTCCTTCAGTTATAACTTCACACAAATTATAATACCACCAACCTCCTCCAACCAGAACCCTGTCTCCTCTAATCTTCTTCACAACACCAGTCCAAATCCCACCGTGTCCGGTATGTTTCACATACTTACCATCTACTAGCTGATCTGGAGTATAGCTACACTGACCATTCATATTTAGACGTAAATCCCCTCTAATAGCAACCAAGTCTCCCGGTTTCATTTTATCTCCTCTCTCGGTCCAAGAATAACTTTCTTACTGCTGTAACCTATGTCGTCAATCATCACCACAAACCTACGAAGCCTAATCCCCCAAGATGATCCATCAGGCTCTAGAAACCCAAACTCAACATCAAAATCAGGGTGTCTGAGCAATTGTTCAGCAAGCTCTTTTGCTTTCATTGTCACCATGTCACCTCCTCCTCCTCCAGCAGATCCACCAGACGTTCTTGATCTGAAGTCAAGTCTGATCGCTGCCAAGTCCATTGTTTTGAGTCAAATATTTTAGATAAGTAATTAGATCTAACTGAAATTATTGTACTATCAGAACTTAAAAGAAGTTTCCCGGCCCTAGCCAGATCACTTGGTCCAAATGACCTGGCTGGCCAGACTGTAGTCAACATTCTTACTTTGGCGTCGTCGTGGAGGACTCTGAGTTCTAGGATCATCTGTCTGTCCTCAGTCCTATTTCAACAGCTGATACCACCTCATCAATGGTCATAGTTCCAGGTAAAATTATATCTACATGGATTTGGTTGATGATTTCGTCTAAGAGTTGGTTGGTTTCTTCTATGCCCATATCTTCTCCCAAGGTGTATTGAGTTGTCGGCCCAGAAAGCGCAGTCGTCACATATAGACACCCCTGCGCCCCACAGCCCCACATTTAAGTTCTATAAGTTTCATTTAGTATTCTGGGCCATATTCAATAGCGTATATGGGCATACCATTCTCTTTCTCAAACAGCACAATGTTATATTGATCATCTTCAGTATCTACCAAAGACTCAGCGTGAGGTTCTATGTAGCCGTTATCAACAAACCACTGAGCATAGTCAGTGATAGCTTCAAATTCCTCTTTGGTTATCTCACCTACTATCCACCACTGGTTCCAGGACCAGCCGTCACCATCAGCCCAAGCGTCAATCGAAAGAATTCTCATCACACACCACACCCCCTTAATTTAACCTTCTCATGATAAAATCCCGACATATTTTGTAAACAGGTTGGCTCAACTCCTTCCCTGTAAACCCACTAGCAGAGACAGTATCCATCTCCTCCTTGAATATGTCAGCCATCACAGCCTTTATAAAATCTCCCATCTTTTTAATATCAGTTTCCCCGCCATTAAGAGTGTCGAATACTACTTGGTGGGCTTGCTCAAGCCTTTCATTATTAGCTACTTTATCCGCCAACTCTTTTATACTATTTAGTTTTTCTACATCAACTTTGGCTAGTGTTCTGACCTTACTCTGACTGTGCTTCTCCCCTTTGACCTTAAACCAGAAGCCAGAATCCTCATACCCTAGAGTAACACACCTCCATACAACACCTTCTCCCACACCTGTGACACCTAGCGACTTCCCTACAGGGCATTCAGTTTCTACCCCCTCAGTTATAGTGTTTAATTCATTCTGGTATAAAGCTGGATTGTCAAAGTCTATTTTCATAGTCCAAGTGGGGAAGCTATAGATAGATTTTACTAAACCATCATCACAACCTCTCGTAACATATTCAATTTCGTTTCTACTCAAGTAGTCCTTATTACCTTCGCTATCCACCAGAGATATATTAAATACAACAAACATCTTTGGCAGTTGACAAATAGCAACCCCTTTCTGAATGCTTCCCCCACACCACTCTCCAAATACAATCACATCTTTGTCAAGTGTTCCTGTTCTAAGGTCAACTGACTCACCTACTATGTCTATAAATATATTTTTATTGTTATGAACAAACATAGCAAATCCAGCATTGTCTTTTTCAGGTGTGATTATGTTTGTTCTTGATTGCACCCGCATATTACATCTGGGATCTATACCAACTCCAGCGTTGGTACCGTGGAGCTTTACTGTTCCTTCAAAATCCAAGGTTGGTAGTTTCGCCCTGGTGTTTACAATTGGCTCCCCGTTTTCATCAAGACCAACAAATTGAGCTTTGTGTTTTACATTCCTTATTACATTCCTGTATTGCTCTATTGACGGAAACTTTATTAGTCTCATGGTATGTAAATCCTCCGAGTTGATCTAGCGTTGTCGTATATAACAATAGCCAGAATTTTCTTCTTATTCTTCGTGAAGTATTTTGTGTAAGGTGGCGTAGTTGTGACAGATTCATACTGCCAATTGGGATCTGCTCTGAAAAGATAATCAGAGAAGCCGTGATCAGTCATATCCACTGGCTTCATTTCTCTTACTGCTTGCTTAGAATTCTTGGTCATTTTGTTTCTCCTCATTGGGAAGTTTCCATTTTTTCAGTACAAAAGTAATAGTTGATGTCCATGATGTCCCGCCGTCTTGAAAGACCATCATCTCCCCCCTCCTCGTTAAAGTGAGAGAAGTGGAATCTTAATCCACTGCTATCCATCACCTTATCGTCCACCCTCAACTCAGGCAGAGGCATAATCAACTTACCACCGTGTACCTGCTTCAAAGATTTATCCCGATCTCCCAGGTCAACGTCATCAAACATCTCCGGCCTCAATATGACATAATTGTCTGAGTACCAGAAGCTGTGGGTACATGTAGGTCTTACGTTGTGAAATTTAATGGTGTTGTCTTCATACTTGGTTATGAAACCATTTTTGATTCTCATTTTTGTCTCCTTTGAATTTTTACTGGATGATAGTTTGGGAGAAAGTATTAAGGTTTATAACATTCAGGTTTTTCCATAAAAGTAGCTATTGGTACATCCTCACTCCCCCACCATAATTCAGCAGCGGCAATTACATCAGGTGTCAGCGCCCTGTAGCATGGCTCTTTACAGGTTTCGTAGAAGGTGCAGAACGTGATGTCTCTATAGCAGATCATGAAAAATCTCCTATAATGTAATCCCAAGTTCCTTCACCATGGCCAAGACAACGCTCACCATCTATCTTGCTCCTTACTAAACCATTTGGTCCTGGTTCAGCATAGTTTCTTTCAAAGTCAAAGTTGTCTTGTGGCACCCTCTTTTGTGATCTCTCCGTAATAATCCCAAGTAGCTTCTGTAAAGAGATAATATATCCATACTCATCTTTAATGGTATAGGTATATTGGTCCTGGCACAACTCCTTCCAATCCTCCAAGCTATTCAAGCCAAGTTCAGGTATGACATGGAGGGAGAAGCACCAACCCCCAGATGACTTACCGATGTGTAGAGGTTCTGGTTGGTGTTTACAGTGTGGACACGGTTCTTGGTGTAAGTAATAGTTGGTTCCCATGGTTAAATCTCCACTGTTAAAGCAACTTGAAATAACTCCTCATTACAACCCACAGTGCTGGCATATCTGAGATTTATACTAGAAATCATGCACCCATGTTTCTCGTTAAAGTCCCTGATCATGTAGAAAATGTCATCTGCCAGCCTGATTTTGGCCTTTTCTATTTCTTCTCCTGGTTTCATCTGTAAATCTCCTCTTGATTAAATCACTTATATACATTACCAACATTGTCAATACGACTAACACAAACAAAAATTTTACTGGGGTTTCATAGAGCTTTGGGAAGAGATTGTAAAGTATCACCCCTGTTGTTGAGGCTAGGATGAAGTCAATCATAGTCCCTCCACTGAGCTATAATTTCCTCAACCTGGTTATAAGCCACCCTATAAGAGTTTCCATCCATAGTAGCCCCACCTCCTGACAAGAAGCAAATCTGTTCAGCGTACAGGCGGCAGATGGGATGTTTGTTCACCCAATCTGTACCCCTACCATCTGAATCCTCCCAGATGTGAGTTAAGGTTTCACTAAAACTATGGACGATGCCTGAAAGATTACATGCTGACTGAGCATCTATAGCTTGTTGGAAGTGATTCTTGGTTAGCATTGTGATCTCCTCGAAATAACAAAAGTTACATAGTGAGCACTCTCACCCTGACAATCAAATCCTTCTTCTTCACACTCCTCCTGAGTTCGTCCTGACAAACAGGCGTCGTCAGAATAATCCCATAAAAGTTGAAGGGCTTCTTGAATTTCTTTCGGTAGATTTTTGATCATATCAATGGCCATACAATAAGACTGACAACTCTTCTGGATCATCCTCCATAACTTTCAGCAGGGCGTAGGCCCACTCAAATCTTCTGTATTTCTCCTCCTCTTCAGCCATATCTTTTTCCAGTGCTTGCACAACCGTTCTGATGGGTCATGTTTTGCAATAACGACTTCCGTAGTTATCATATCATTCTCCTCTGGCTCTATTAATTGCTCGATTAACATTATTAAATATGAAATCCCTATTCTCAAGGAACCATATACAGGCGTCTTTGTTATTCTCCATGAAATCCAGATCGCGTTCCATATATCCATCAATATACTCAGAGGGACGGCGATATACTACTTCTGGCATACCTTTAAAAGCATAAGTTAGAGCCTCAAGCAAAACATCAATCTTTTCCTGCCACATTCCTGTCACAAAAGGGCAATCACAAGCGTGATTCTCGTTATTGGTATCCACCCCGCAATGTTGGCATATTCTTGAATTCATTACTATTCTCCTTTGGCTTTGTTGATTGCGGCTCTAAGACAAGCAGCCATTGTCTCCCTGTTACCAACAGCATTTTCCAAATCAATCGCTACCATCTCAGCAGCCTCAAGAAGATCAGGAGCAGCAGCTATGAGTCTGGCGTTTGCCTCTTCCTTTTCTCTGTCTTCCGGCATCCCACCAATTATACGGTTGGTGGTAGCAACCCACTCATATTCTGGTTTCATAACGTATATGGTTGACTTCTGAAGCAACCAAGGCCCTTTAGTATGCATTTGTCTCCTCCGTTCTCACTTTGTTAAATCATCAATTTTATAATTTCTCTTGATCCTTGGATGCATAAATTTTTCTGCTCTCTTAGCTGCATCTCTTGCTTCTTGCTCAGTCATGAATTTGTCAGCTCTGTCCAAGAAACCTGTCCAGGTTGTTGACTTGAGATACCATTTATATTCATTGTTGATGACTGTCACTATGAACATGCTGCCTCCTCCAATAGGTCTAGAATCGTTTTCCAAGCCAGTCCATACTCAGACATGGACTGGCACCTAATAGTTTAAATTTGAGCCACTGAGCCTATCATATAGGCATCCTCCACTTCAACGATACAATCCTCGCAAACATACATGCCGTCAACTATGTACAAAACGCTGTGTAGCCCACAATTATCACAAACTACCGGACTGTATTTCGTTTCAACATCTTTCTCCCAACTCAGCCACTTCCTCCAACTATTTCTATTGACTTGGTATTTGTAGATTGTCTCAGGTATGACGATGTCCTCCATGATCTGAAGTGTTTCATACATCAAATCCAGATCAAGAGTCTCTCGATTGGTGTGTTCATTGTCATAGCCGACAGATAGATTGACACAGGCTATATCAGAATTTTCTGAGAGTACAGAGGCGTCACAAACGCTGCCACTACTCTCTGGGTAGTCAAAGAGATCCATCAGTTCTTGGTTGTCATAGTCATATTTAGCTATGTTCTGCATTCCGCCTCTTGAGGCTCTGTCCAGCCCTATAAAGCAACTGTATTGATACAGGTCCTCAGTAAAAGTGAATTGTGAGCTGCCTTTACAACCAGCTTCCTCCTGGGCAAAAAAGGCGAAATTGAAATCATCTCTAGATAAGAGGTTCAAAGCAATAAACACTCCAGCCCTGTCATCAGCTCCCAAAACTCTAGCACCCTTGACGGACAGCACCTTACCCTTTTTCACAATCTGGCTCTTAGTTGGTGGCACATTCCCAACTATATCAGTGTGGACACAGATGAGAGGCAGTGTCCCCTCATTTTGAGTGATGATGTAATCCTTAGTCACTGTGTGAGGGGTCTTCTTTTTCTTTAAGCAAGAAACTACATAACCTCTCAATTCATGTTCAGTCATAACCAAGATGTCTTCTACCTTCATGCCTCCACCTCCATTGACTCGTGGCAACTGATACAGATAGATTTTCCATCTACCCCGTCGCTATCGTTATGAATTTCACCGCACCCACCACAGGTGAAGTAGTTATTCTCATAACAGCCTCGGCAGATATCATCTCCATCGGCTGTAGACCTTGAATCATTGATATGGCATATCTCGCCACAGTCATCACAGGTGAAGTAGTTATTCTCATAACAGCCTCGGCAGATAACATCGCCATCTTGAGTCTCATTGTATTCACTACGCTCATGGTTATCACCGCAGGCATCACAGGTGAAGTAGTTTCTGTCAAAACAGTATTCACAGACGTAGCCACCACCTACATTATAGGTGCAGTCGTTACTACTGTAATCTCCACAACACTCACACCGTATAAATCTGCCGTTAAAGCACTCTTCACAATAAAACTCGTCGTCGTGCCGCCTACCATACTCTCTGTCACGTTCTCCACAGCAGCAGCACGTTTCACCTGCTCTGATAGCTATAACACCTTCAGAGTCATTCCCGTCAGTCTCCTTCATGCAGGTTATAACCCCATCTGCACTGTAATTGTAGAGCCTCTGCTCTTTGTCATTGTAATGGGCAAAGGTGTCTATATACGGCACTTCTTCGTATTTACCCAACAGGCTGCTGCCAGTCTCTATGTACAGCGCTGAGTCTTCAAAGCAGCTGCCGCCAGGTCTGATATAACTGTCACAGTTAAGCTCCTGCCTCTCCTTTCTGGTATAGCCGTTCTCCCTCGCCCAGGAGTAGAATATGGCTTTGGTCTTTTCACAGTCAAAATAGATCCGATCCATGAGTTTGAAAGTCTCGTCACCTCTGTGTACGTTTTCATGGAGCAATGCTCTGCCAGCCAGTCTGTTGTTTTCATCGAGAATGTAGGCAATCTGGCAACCGATGTCCTCGTAAATCTGAAACCTATCTTGGTTTGAGCTTCGCATACAGCTACTACCTATCGAGCCACTAGGTGCATGAGTAGTGTTGTATATACTACTCACCTGACCAGTCACTTTAATGACTGACAGGTCCACTTTAGCCCTCAGTCTCAGCCTCTCAGCGATGTTGGCACAGAGACAAGAGTCCGCCCCGTCCAGGCCCATGGCGGTCAGGAACTTACCAATTTTAATGAAGAAGGCTTTCTCCATTCGCTTACCGCTTGAAGGTTCGTCATTCCAGTAGGATCTGAGTACACTGATAAGTCTAGCATCGCTCTCAATAGTTGGATCTACGAAAGTATCCCAGACCATGTTGTAGAAGAAACTAGCTGGGAAAGCCGATATCCTTGATTCGTCAGCCAGCCCGAAAGTTATGTAGTTGTAGTTTCTGAGGCCCTCGATAGCTGCCCATCCACCACCGAAACCAGTTACCATTAAGGTGTTAGTGATTGAGCATTGGTCACAAGCATCTCTTACAATTCTCCACAGCTCAGTGCTGACATAACCGTTGTTTTCATGTTTGTAGCTGCTCCACTCTTGTCTGTCCATGTTTGTCTCCTACTTTGAATACTTTACCAAACCGAAATCAACACTCTCAGAATAGTAACCGTTGCTCTCCCCCAGCCACCGGATAGTCACACTGCTCTTGACTGTGGATAACTTATAAAATGTCCAAGTCTGTCTAAAATCAATGTCAGTTGTTTCTGATTCTTTAGTAACCTCCTCTGCCAATAGTATAGGGCTACCAATCAAGTCCTGTAAATCACCTATAATCTCCTCTACCTCTACAGATTCACAACAGTCCTGGTGGTGCCCCATCCAGTACTTGCTCCCATCTGAGGTAGCGAAAAATATTTCCTCATTATCAACATTCTCTACTGCTGTTAATGTCTTCCCCACTAAAACAGAGAAACTAGCATCTTTTATTATCATATTTGTCTCCTAGTTAATTTCTTTAACTGCCACTCCACCATCATGCTTTGCTACAATAGCCTCAACAACCTCCCTTGGTACGTAGGGATATACAGTTTCTGTTGGATCTCCAGAACCCTCCACATAGGGCATAAGCAGAGGTTCATAGGCTGACGGGGAAGCCTACCTCTACGTGGGTGTATGGCCCAAAATCGTCCCTTGGGATGCAGTAGTGGTATCTGCTGGCCTGGATTGACATGGTGAAGCCATCGGCGCATTTTATGTGTTTTCTGATTTTCATTGTGTATGCCTCCTAGAATCATTTTTAAGGCTGACCCATACCAATGTATAGACCAACCTATTATCGTTCAAATTTACTCGCTCTCGTTGTCTTCCTCGTCCTCAGATACATCTTTTCTGTATGGCCGATGTGGATACAAAGGACAATCCACTGCTGTACAGGTTTTAATCTCACCTTTCCACCCAGGATCAGTAATATCATCCTCTGTCCCACCCATACAGCTAAAGCACATGGCGTTGATAGCTGTCTTTAGGCTGGCTGGTTTTCTCTTTGCCTTGACAATCCAGTTGTGAGTGACTGTGGTTGCTTCTCCAGACTCTCTCCGCTCTCGATTTATTCTTTGAGCTTTTTAGATTCCTGTTTCCATTCTAATTACCTCTAATTAGGACTTGTTAGCATCTATGTATTTCTTAGCACTGGATTTATGTCACAATCAGGAAATCCTAAGCATTGCTCTCCTGCATAGCGGTGGTAGGCAGCTTCCAAGAGATCTGTAAAGTGACCCAAATTCCTGTGCTTCCCATTTACACCAATGCGGGCACGCCAACTTGAGCTGCGCTTATGCCATACTACCCCTGTAACACTAGATGAGTTGTCTCTCCGAACATCTCTGTTTCTCATCTGGCATTGTTTTGACACTTCTCTTAAATTTACTCTTCTGTTGTCTAGCTTGTTGCGGTTTATGTGGTCAACGGAGTTTTCTGGCATATAACCATCTATGTAGAGGAATACCAACCTATGGGCTAAGCTGAGAACGCCGTTTATAGCTATCTGCCTATAACCTTTGCTATCTACTGCCCCTGCTTCTGATCCCGCTCCATTTGTTCCACTTCTGCTAGATTTCCAAGTAAAAATTCCAGTCTCTGCATCATAATCCAGCAACTCTTTCAATCTATCCTGAGTGATACTCTGTGGCATTAGTACGACCTCCAATCAAATTTAATTTACTTTTCAGTTGATGGTCGTAATTAAAAACGATATTATTGAAACCGTCAACTAATACTTTGTTCCTAATTAAAAACGATTTTTGGAGGGAAGATGGACTTAGGAAGATATAGAGAAGAAAAAGGTCTCAGCTATGAGAAACTCAGCAAGAAGCTGGGCTTCTCCAAGAGTTATACCTGGAAGATTTGCCAACACCCAGAAGTCCTCCGAGTTTGTGATATTAATAAGATTATCAATGCCATAGGTGATGAAGTAGATTTTAGGAGTTTGATCAAGGGGGCTGTATGACAATCAGACTCACTGAACTCACCTCACGGCAGGGCACGATTGCGAAAAAATATCAAATCTCTCCTGATGGTGAAGTGAATATCATTTCAGCACCCGCTATATATTCAGGCATAGCGAAAAACATCGAACTCACCTTTGATAATGTCTCAGAATACCTTGACAACCTCGCCAAATCTCCAGAAAAGTGCCTACTTCTAGGGGTCTGTGGCAAGACCGGCGAGGAATTCAACCTGACCACAGCGGAAAATTCCAAGCGAGAGCAAGGCACCATAGCCCGGACTCTTGAATTTTTCAACTGGTGTAACTCTGGCAACATATCTTTACTCTATTTGGATTTCGATTCTGACGCCCCAGACGCCCTCAGACAGCGTTTTTTGAAGGAGCTGGATGTTATCCTACATGATGCTCTGATCGGTGAAACTAGCGGCCAGAGAGCGCGTATTTGCCGCTGGCTCAGACCTTCAACTAGCTCCAGTGTCGAAATCAACGGAAAACGAGGCAACGGCCTCCACGTCTTCCTCCCCGTCAAGAAATGCTCCAGTGAGCTTATTAAGCTTATCCACAAATTCTGCTGGCTGACCTCCCCTGACTACAGAGGTTACAAAGTTAGCAAAGCCGGAAGCATTACATCTGAAAGTCTTATCGACCCAGCTGTCGGTAGTCCAGAGAGAGTAGTATACTCTTCAGATGCCTTAGTGGAAGGCCCCGCTGAATATTACAGGCATATTGACAGGACTTGCAATTACCAACCTGGAGGCGTCATAGATGCTGAACTGGCCGTTGGTATTTTACGAGAACTGACGGTTGATTTTGAGAAAGAGTGGGGAATATACAAGCGGAGCAAAGAAACAGCTCCTGATGTAGTAGCTGCTAAAAGTGCATGGATTTTAGAGCGAGTTGAAAAGAACACTGAGTCTGGAATGTCAGAAAAAGAGGCTAAAAAATCAGCACAAAGCCTCAGTAATTCCATACTGTTATCTAGTGTAGTTTTAAGACGCACAGACGGCACAGAAGTAAGAGTCAGCGAGATCCTGTCCAACCCTGACAAATGGATTGGCAAAGATAAATTCAACGACCCTGTCAATTGTGAGCCAGACAGAAATGTCGGCAAGATCATGGGCCAGGACACTGAGCCCTTCCTGCATAGTTTTAATCATGGTGGAGTTAAATATGCACTGAAATGGACTTATGAGGATCTTAACGACTGGCTTGAAAACTCTGAACAGGATGTAATTGAAGATTGGATTGGAATTCACGTAGCCAATTCTGATATGAATGACATCCAGTTAGAAAAGATTGCCAAGTCAGCTGCTAAGCAGCTGGACATAAGCGTAGTGGCAGTCAGAAAGGACATTAAGACCAGGGTTGTTGATAAAAAGCCTGAGGATGCCACTGGTGAGCCGATTGACCCTGAGTGCATGTATGGAGTCGCAGTAAGCCCAGAAGCTAGCCACGGGGACGTTATGGAGGATTACGTCCGTAACACTGGTGACTGCAAGACTTTTGGCGGCAGTGTCTACGCTTGGGAGGGCGGCACCATCTGGCAAGAACACACCCAAAGAGTCATCAGAAAGAAACTGCGAAGTCATTATAACCACGTGAAGCTTTGTAAAACAGATGGGCATTACAGCTCACTGGTAAGAATGGTTGTTAATGACAGCGATGCTAATGTCTTGCAGTGGGAGGAGGCGTTTGGCTTCCCTTGCTCTGATGGATTTTACCTTATCAAGGATGGTAAAGTGGAGAAAGTTGAGTATAATAAGGATCTTATGTGTCGATTTAAAATGGGCATCAAACCTGATTTCAGCATGAATACTCCTTTGTTTGATAAGATCCTCGCCAACATTGAGAACCCGGTCCTTTTCCAGCAGCTGTTTGGCCTTGCTATAAGTGGGTATTTGAATAAGGCCCAAAAGGTTATGGTGATGAAAGGCATGGGTGGAGCTGGTAAAGGCACTATCAGTGACATCATGATGGCCATGCTTCCCTCCAATAGAATCACCTCCGTATCTTTAGATCAACTCAATCAGGAGTATTACAGGGCGCACATTGCTCAGTCCAGGGTTAACTTTAGCTCTGAGGTAAGGACGGGAAGAGGAGCCAAGAAAATTGATATAACCGGACTGAAAGAGATAACGGGTGGTGGAGTTATCAATGCTAGATTCGCTTATGGTGTTCCTTTTAATTTCAAGTCCACTTGTAGTTTTGTCATTTCTATGAATGACAACTTCTCTCTACATCCAGTAGGCCCGGAGACTGAGCGAAGGTTTGGCCACTCAATGGTACAGTTCACCAAACATGCCTCCATGGAGGAGATTGTTGGTTTGGCCGATATGATCATTGCTGACGAACTTCCTGGGGTCTTGGCTTGGGCTATTGAGGGAGTCAAGCTGTATTTTCAGTATGGATTGGAAGACAGTTTGAGTTTGGAGTTGTACAAGAGATGGGAGTTAAGTACAGATCCAGTAGCTCTCTTTCTTGACGAAAATGTTGTCGTTACTGGCAGTGTCAGAGATTATATTATCAGGGCTGATATGTGGAAAAGGTTTCAAGAGTTTTGTGTCACAGGAGGCTACGGGGATTGGAAGAAGGGGGACTTCTTTGCTGACCTGGACAAGAACTCAAAGATCGGTCCGATTAAGAAATCGGATGGAGTTTGGAAGGTGTTTAGGGCCAAGTGGGGTTAATTTTGGGTGGTCAATTTCTGGTCACTATGGGTCAAAATGACCCATTTGCTCAAAATGGGGTACCACAATGTATCAGGGCAGAATTTGGCAAAACCTAGAGTGGTATAATTTGGCAGAATTTAGGGCATAATATTTTTAAAGATATTATGCTCTTAGTTAAGAAACAGGGTCTTTTTTAAAGGATTTTCTAATAGGTGTATATTTTGTAGAGGGTATACTGGTAACAATCTGATGAAGCATAATAGCGATAATGATTCTCAAAATGGAGCGGCCTCTCTATGCATTCATCTCTATAGGGGTCTCTCAAAAAATCTTTTAAAAAAGACCCTGTTCTGACAGCAAGGCCAAGCCCAGCAAGGATCTACAAAAATAAAAAGTGCCCTGAGAAATGCCCTGACAGTGCACTGTTAGGTTTTTGGGTTACATAACTAAGGAATATTATATGGAAAATAATTTGTTAGAGCTAGATCCGAGCCTCGATGGAGTAATTGCTGATGCTTCGGAGTTGGGGAAGAAATATTTGAAGGCAGCTAAGGAAGCAACGAACACTAAATCAGCTTCTTTGGCCCTTTCTGTTGCTGAAAGAGCATTTGCTCTAGCAGCAAAGGTGGAGAAAGGCGTGAGGGAAGCTAGTGAGGGTAACAGCCACCAATTTATCACCCAAATAGAAACTAAAGTGAATCGGGCGCAAGTTTGGCTGTCTTATTTAGACTACTGTGAAGACAACGGAATATCGCCGCTCAAGAAGGGACAGTTCTTTCTGAAGTTGATCCAGTATAATTTCCAGATTAGAAAATCTGATGGTATTAACTGGGTAACACCACCAGATTGGAATGACAGGCTAAGGCAGATAGTTAAATGAGTGGGTATCCTTGGTTTCTATGGGTGCGTAATCTTTCGGGGTGAGGTGGCTTGCTGAATCTTGTCACCTTCCTGATTATGGTTGGAGTTTCTGTCTTGCGGTTTAAATAGGCGTGGATCGCTTGCTTTAAGGTCTTCATTTGGCCTCCTGTTGCACGATCATGGTGCAAGGTATAGGTTGGTATGGATGTTGTCTGTCGTTGATTCTAGGGGCTGTTTTGGCGTTTCCTAACAACAATTTTCATAATGGAGCTGATTTTGGGGGTGGTATAAAATTTTTTCTATGGAGGTATTTAAGAATTTAGTTAAATACTTAAGTTAACCTTCGCTAAATTTTAAATCCAAATCAGATTTCAAATCGAAATTGAAACCCAGATGAGAATCAAAAACAATCCCTTCAAAACTCGAAAGGATCTTTTTGGCTTGCTGTACATTGGGGACAAAACAACCATTTTAGGGCCTCCTTTTAATTATATCTAATTAATTTCTTGATTTGTACTAAGCCTTGTTGTAATATGTTAACATGAAAAACGAGACAGAGTACACAAACATTAGGATATGGCGGCGTACAAGAAAAAACCTCAGGCTTCTTGCTGCTAAAGAAGAGAAGTCTATGGTTGAAGTGCTAGATGATCTTGTAGCTAAAGGTTTAAAAGACTTTGAGGTTAAGAAATGCTAACACAAGAAAGATTGAAGGAGTTATTCAGTTACGATCCTAATACTGGAGTATTTGTTAGAATAGAGCCTTTCCGTAATTGTAGCAGTAAAGTTGGGGAGGCTGCTGGTTGGAGTAGTGCTGGAGGCTATGTTCAGATTAGCTACCAGGGAGGGGATTGTATGGCTCATAGATTAGCCATTCTATATATGGATGGTTACTTGCCAAAATACTCTGTGGATCACATAAATAGGGTTAGAAATGATAATAGATATAGTAATTTGAGGGTGACAACCACACAAGAGCAATCTAGAAATCGTACTATTTTCAGAAAAAACAAACACAGAGTTACAGGCGTTAAATTTATTGCTAAAACATCAAAGTGGAATGCAAGTATTACTGTAGATAAGAAGCTTAAGCATATAGGTAATTTTGATACTCTTTTAGACGCTGCCTGCGCTCGTTTTGCTGCTGAGCAGTGTATAGGTTTCTATCCTTCAGATGACTGTTCCAGTGCAAAGCAGTATATTGATTTGCACTGAATTAATAATGGCCCATAAGAACAAATTCTTATGGGTGAAACGAGAATCCAAATCATATTTCAATTCAAAACCAAAACCCAAATGAGAATCAAAATCAATCCTTTCAAAACTCTAAAGGATCTTCTTGGTTTGCTGTACACCGGAGATAAAACAACCATTTTGTGGCTTCCTCATTAAGATTAATAAAAAATTTACACAATTATCCCAAAATATTATAAAATTGTAAAAATGAATGATTGTTCAGCCAATCTTTGTAAACCATTGTTTTATAAGTTCTTTTCTCCACATTTTGTGGGTTAAAATTTCATGCTTTTAAACGCAAAAAGCCCAGCCATTGCTGGTTTGGCTTAGTCTATCTCGTAAGTAGTCCAGCCATTCTTCCAGCTGGCTACTCCCCCTTTCTTCTTGGTGCCACACCATGAAGGTATAACACCGTCTCTTCTAAACTCTTCTTTTATGATCCTGCCATTAACCTCTAGCTGGTAACGCTTCCCAGCCATTCCAAGGTCTTGAATATTTATATTTTTCATAGTCCCTTAAACGCAAAAAGGCCCACCAGAGGTTAGTCTAGTGGGCCTTTTATTAAAATAACGAGCTATTGTAAAGGCTCGACACCATTTTTACGCGCGTCGGCTTGCTGCGTTTTTTACTCTTCTTAAATGCTTTAAAACACGCCCTAGGAGTTATTGCAGACTCCTTGACAAGATATGGCACCGGAACATAAGTACCAAATTTGCGAGCACGGTTATCATGCTTCTTAAGCCAGAACCATGCCCACTGAGCAGCGGGCAATCCTTGGAAGGTACAGTCAAAACGGTACACTTCCATGCTACGGACATCACCCAGAGACAACATACCACACTCTGGATGATCCTTGACAAACGCTTCAGGACGTGGGACAATCGCCCCACGGTTTTTATAGATTACTACTTGCATGATTTTAACCTCCTTTAAAATAACCAGCCACCAAGTTCTTCCAGTCGATTTTCTACGCTGTTTCTGTATTTATGCCACAACAAGAAATTCTGTCTTTCCCTCTTGACGAGCCAGTCTTGACATTTTTCAACATTCCAGCTATTTATTACTACCAAAGAATTTTTAAAGGCTTTTACTTTCCTTCTGTTTCTCTTTCTAAATGCTGACTGCGGATTAGCCATGTTTTCTAACATTATTTGTTGGATCATGTATCTTTCCATTTTAATCTCCCTGGATTAAGTTTTAATTAGATCTAATTAATTTTTGCTCACTCTTCAGCACAACTATTAAGCGCAGCTATGCTGAAGAGTGAGCAAAACTCTTTTCAAGTTTTGCTCTTTGCTGTTTCGGAAATCCGCATAACTTGCCTGTATCTCCCAGGATACTACAGCAGGCCTTCACGAATAATCGAACATATTGCACGTGCGCTCTATCCCTCAATGGCGAACTCATTGTGTTGAATTTTACCAGACCATGGCTTGCTGGTACGCCAAAATCTTTTTAATTACAGGTAATTAAAATAAGTTAGCTTGTCAGGAATATTTTAATTACGTCTAATTAAAACATTTAACGAAATACTTAAATACCAAACAACAAAATACCAGACGGATTTTGTCCGTCTGGTATTTCATATTTCAGAACATTGATAACAGATGGTACAATGGGGCGGCGATATAATCAGCAATAAATAGTCTTGTAGGCAAATACTGCAAAGTACCAATAGAAAGGCATATACCACAAATAATAGTAATAGTTATTATTGCACAATCTGAATCTCTCATTTTCATC